TCCAGGCACGGTTCAGTTCGTCGTTCAGAACACCGATAGGACGGGTCATCACGGGAAGAGCAGTGCCAAAGCCAACAGCAGCAACAGTGCCGTCGAACAGGCTAGCGAGAGCGGTGCCAGTGATGTCCACACCCTTGAGGAACTTCTTCACCATTGCCAGGGAGGTGGAGGCAATATCGAAGGAGAAGCCGAGAGTGCCGGCAGTCACGCGGGCGGTAATCAGGTTACCCTGCTCGTCCAGAATCTGGTCAGTGTTCACATCCTCACCTTCCCAGGTGGTGGAGTCCTGGACAATCTGGCCCAGGGAACCAGAACCGGGAGAAGTAATGGTGAGGTTGGCCAGGCTCTTTCCGGCATAGTCAAGGATCTCGTCGAAGATAACAAGGTCTCCCTGTCCTGCGAACAGTTTGGAGGCGCTTTCAATTTTAGGAACAGCCATAGTAGTATCGTTTTTAAATGTTATTTCTTGTATGCCACTCTAAGTTAAGAGTTGTTACTGAATATCCCGAAGTAATATTCGGTGTTGTGGGAGTTATGAATCGCAGCGGAGCGTACTTGAAAAAGTAATGTTCGGTGAGAAGCCTTTCGACAACTTCGTCAAACTGAGAGAGTATCTTATCAATACGCTGTTTTTTGACTGAGCCGTCGTCATTCATCTTGCAATACAAACTGACCATAATAAACCCATCCGCGTAGCGTGTATCCATCCCCACGCCCCCGATGTCGCCATTAAGCATCACGACCATAAAGTCACTAGGGACCTCATTTGTCGGACGCTCCCAGTCACCGTAAACGGTAACCTCCTGGGCACTTCCGTCAGCGAGCTCAACATGTATGTTTTGCTCCTGCAGGAAATCCCGCAGTTCGACATCAGGGTGTATGGAAGAGATAGGTATCATCTAATAATAAGGTTCTTGGTTCGACCAAATTCGTAGGTCAGCGCATTTTCCATTGTACTGGCAAAGTCGGCTTCAAACTCTCGGACATACCCCTCATGCTCTGGCATTTCGTCCACTTTCTCAGCATACGGAACGCCTATCACGAGTTTTGCCTGTACGCCGCCAAGAAGTACGCGGGATGCTCTGTTTGCGACAAGCGCACCCCACTCGGCCCCGTCGATGTATCCGTGCGTCTCGTCGTTCTGTCCGACTGTCGCACCAGGCTGCATCTGCCTTATACTTACGATGCGATTGCCGTCGGTGACAACTGTCGCCATAGAGTCATGAAGGTTACCAGTGTACCATGGATAATAATGGTCGCCACCGCGATACCCGGATGCATATGCGCCGTAAGAACGCTGCGTCTTTCCGGTATTTAGGTTCATAATGTCCCTACGAGCGCCTCTAGGCCATTGGCTATCTACATCCTGAAGCCATTCTTCGCAGGCGGCGGTCATAATTGTCGCCCCCTGTTTGGTCAGATGCTTACCGGCCTCGGCTAAAGCCTGAGCAAAACCCTTGTAGGTTTTCCCCCACTCAGCCTTACCATTGACGCTTCGTACTGCCATTTTAGTCTCCTTGTGCCTGCTTAAGTTCGATTCTCGTGAGCTTTACGCCTGTCCGCCAGGGCATGTTAATGTCTCGCACGATCTTGACAATGGATTGTATCTCGCGGCCAAATTCCGTTGTGATAGTCACATAGTCATTGATTCGTATCTGGACATCCACGCCGGGGATAAAAAGGGTAGGGTTCCTGGTCGTGAAAATCCTTGTATAACTGGTGCCCCCCTCTTCGTAGAGGCACTCGCCGTCGTAGATAGTCTCACGGACAGGATTGTCCCATTCGTCCTTTACGGGCTTTCCATTCTCGTCCTTAACCTGGCGTTCGATGACGCACTGGTCACGAAACTCAATGAACTTCATATCTCAAAGAACTCGCATCAAACATTTCGCTGGAGGAGTCCTGCTCCTCAATTTCGAATCCCCATTTGAGGCGGAGGGCATCGCCCATTGCTTTGAAGCGTGCCCTGTCCGCCATCGTAATGGTATATCCGCCGCGTGAAGCACGGACATCTCCGACTTGCTCGGAGTAGCCACCGCCAGCGAAAACTCCCAACACCGAATAGAAGATTGTCGAAGAGGCATAGTCCAGGCGTTTCTGATACTCTCCTTCGGGGTCTTCCCGAGGCGTTTTCTCGCCGGTCTCTTCGTCGATAATGTAGTCAATATCCTCGTCAAGAGGAAGCGGCTCCAATTCGACCTCCTTTGGGCTACGGGCGGAACGGGCCACCACATTGTCCTGCAGGTCGAGACCGGGCACTAAACTACGCAGATACTCTTCGACAGTCATAACTACTTCGTGTGAAGGATAAACATGTCACGAGGACGGGTAGGAACGCACAGCACGGTGAGTTCGGAGACCCAGTCCTGATACTTGGTACGGGGGTCGTAGCGGTACTCGATGATGCCGTGACCGCCGAAGATGGTAGCGCTGATGGCGCTAGGATCCGGACGGAGCGGAACGACATTCTTCTTGATACCGACCTTGCCGGAAGGACGCACCAGATAGGTGTCCTTATTGAAGGCCCACAGCTTGTTGCGGACGAGCTTCTTGTTGGTGTCATCCCAAACCTCGACGCCGCAACGGGTCTTGTTGTAGATGACCTCATCGGCTCCGATAATAGCCTTGAAGGCAGCCTTGGTGGCATCGTCGGAAGCGGTCGCAGCAATAGCCTTAGCAGTGTTCTGAGCGTCAGCGGTAACGCCGGCAGAGACGAGCAGAGCGGGGGTGAGCTGATAGCCGAGAGCGATAGCCCACTTGCTGTGCTTCATATCCTCGAAGAAGGACTCTTCGTTAACCTCGACGGTCACAGAGTCGTAAACCTCCTTGGCGTCGCGAACCATCTTCTTGATGTCGTTGACAGGGTCGGAAGCGCTACCCTCGGATGTCTTGGCGTCATTGGTAAACCAACGGGCCGTGCTGGTGAGGGTCGTGATGTTCGCCTGGGGGATCTGAGCGCTGAAGGTGATGTTCTGGATACCGCGAGGGTTGTTGGTGTTGGTCAAAGTGACGGCACCAACAGACTTCATCTGGCCGACCTGATAGGAGATGGAGCCGATGTGGGCGTCCTGAATCTCGGACAGACCGCCGAACAGAAGTTTGGCGAGGTAATTCTTGATGCCTTCTTCGGGAGACTGATTCATGAAGGTTGCAGAAACCTGGATGTTCTGCATGGTAATCAGTTCCTTGCGGTAGTCGTTTTCGCCAAGCTCCCAGCGAGCTTTCTGGCGAGGGATGGAACCACTCAGGGTGTTGAAGCCCTTGGTCCCGAGAGGAATCGGGTCGGAGTTGAGGTCCACATAGGTGGCCATCACCTTGATCTGGTCCTCGACCTCAAGCATCTTGTAGTCGAAGTCAATCTGAGGGATGTCCCACTCTTCGAAACCGATTTCGTTCAGGTTCTGGCTCTCGCGACGGGAGAGAACCTGAAGGTAGTAAGCCATAAAGGCTTCAGACGAGGTGATGCCGTTAGAGGCCATCAGAGTGTCAAGTCCAAAATACTGATTCATAGTTCTACTCGTTTACGAAAGTGATACCAGGGAGAAGAGCCTTGACGGCTGCAGAAATAGAAGGGATGCGCTTTGCGAGCACCTGTCCCTTGGTCACGACAGTGCCGGTCGCGCCGACGTTGCCGATGTAGACGTCCTCAAGAAGAAGACCTGTGACTCCAGTCTCGGGAGCGGCGGCATCGGGAGCGAGGACAGTAGCCTCACCGCCCATTTTCGCCACATACACGACGGAGCCGGCCTTGACGGTCGTGCCCTGGGTCTGAGAGTTCAGGGTGCAACCAGCCGGATAGAACTCGTCGGTATGAAGCCAAATGGGGACCTTTCCGGCAGCATAACTCTGGGAGTCATTGTTGAAAGAGTTACCGTAGTTTTTCATTGGTCACAACTTTTGGGTTAAACTTACTTTTGTTCTGCGGGGAGCAAGCCTTCACCTTCGAGGTACTTAGCCTGGGCAGAGAAGTCATAGTTGCCGGAACCGCCGCCATCGTCCTCAAAAGGCTTGGTGGCATCTGCGCCCTTGCGCTTAACCAGCTTGTTGAAATACTCCGTTGCCTTGGTCGTAAGTTCCTCCTGGGTCATGCTGTCTCCCTTGGCCGCATTCAGCTCTTCGGCCCTCTCCCAAGCGTCGTCCGCTTCGTCCTTGAACTTCGTTGTCCACTTGTTCTCGAAGAATTTGGTCTTCGCCAGGGTTTTAGCCTCTTTAGCCGTAGTCTGCGACCTGAAGGTCTCGAAAGCAGTCTTGATGTCTTTGATGCCGTCAGCAACTCCGTTCTTGATAAGCTCAGCAATCTGCTCAGCCGTCAGTGCGCCCTTGTTGCCGTCGCCGTCTCCACCACCATCACCGCCTTCGGGATGTGCCGCTTTGTAGGTGTCAAAAGCACTCTGCGTCTCGGTCCTCTTGGTGATTTCCTGGTCGCGATGCTTCATTAACTCCTCAGCAACTAGTCTCATAGTCTCTGCATCCGTGAGGACGGTTTCAACCTGAGATTCTTCTGTGACCGTCTTTTCTCTCGCCGTGGCAATCCGGTCGATAGCCTCGTTGCTCAGCCCGAAACGCTTGATTTCAGATTTCGCCCTGAGCCCTTCAACGATTTTTTCTTTGAACATATGTTTATAGGTTAGAAATGTCTTTTGGGGCAAATATAATAAAACTTTTTTGTTACACAAAAGTTTGGCATAAAATTTGTTTCATATGGCACCTTTTCATGAAAACGCAGGGCCCGGTACGATTCTCTGTCGTCCGGGCCCCGAAACCAGTTCTATTTGTAGAATGGCATATTTTTTGCTATATTTGCGACGAAGTGATAATTTTTCTCATACTTAACACAACTAACCAACAACATTTTCCAGGCCCGGCAGTGATGTCCGGCCTGTTTTTTATTGCTGCATAGCGCTCTTGCCGGACGCATTGTTATCCACAGCCGGTTTGGAAGGATTAGCGTCGTCCTGCTTGGCGGAATACTCCTGCTTCATCTTGAGCTCCTCTTCCCATTCCTTCATGATTTGTTTGAGGTCGCCCTTATGTGAGTCCGGAATATCCTGCAGTACGGCCTTCCTGGATTTGGCTCGGGCATAAAGCATATCGAGCTGGCGTTTCAATTCCTCAGTATCGTTCTGCGGCAGCCAAATCTCCTGGCCAATAGATATGCGCAGCTCTCCATAGCGCTGGATATCTCCCTCCTGTTTGCCAACCAGACGCTTGAAGACCTCTATGCACCGACGGTTGGGTTTGGCGTAGAAGACCCAGCGGTTTTGGCACCATTCGACATCCGGAGCAAAAAGTATCCTGATGCTTGTAGAGCTGTCCGACCCCTGCTTCAAGACCTCGGGTTCAACCAGGGCGCTCTGAGAACCGCGAAGAATGTTGTCCCAAAGCGTCTTGAGATTGACATCTGCGATGTTGCTCATATCAGGCGGCGCCAGGAATTTCGCGTCGGCATGTGCCAGGCTGTCAGCGGTTCCCTTCACACCGATGGACTTCCCATTGAGCTTTGACGGAGGAAGAGTTGTAATCTTTTCACTCTTAAGGAACAAAATCGGGAAAGCATCGTTCTTCACTTCCTCGGATACATAGGACAAAGCCTTCTCGAACTTTGAGATGCTATCTTGCACCGGGCCTGTTGCGATGTCCGGGACGCGGAAATAAATTACCTGCAGCATGTCACCTCCAACCTGGGAGTCCTTTCTGGAGATGAGTTTGTAGCCGTCTTCACTGACTTCGCTCAGTTTTACGCCCTTTATTATACGGAGCACCTTGTCAATCCATGCTATTCCTTCCTTCTCCTCGGTGTCCACTTTCACCCAGGTCTCCCTATATCTTACATTGAAGACATCGACGGCAGGCTTACCGTTTAGCGAGTACGCCCTATACAATACCGGTTTCCCGTCATCGTCCACGCCGGGATAAAGCGAATCACCTTTCTCGTAAGAGAAAACCTCGTAGTTGATTCCATTGGCGTCCTGATACAAGTACAAAGCCGAATCTCCCGTGCGCTCACAGGCTCTGACGGCCTCAGTCCAGCCATCCCAGAAACCGCTGATGTCCTGCCAGGAGCGGATGTTTTCAAAAGCGTCCTCATCGTCGCTCTCGTTAGACATCCAAAAATGTTTGCCCGTGAGGTGCGCGACCTTCTTTGAGACAATCATCTCTTGTATGGCCAAAGCCACTGTTTCGACTTCGTCAAAGCCGCTCAAGGTATATTTCGTCTTCCCGGTGGCCTCGTCCTTTTCTGGCTTGTAGATAGGGCGCTGGCTCATATACTTCGAGTTGATTTCATGGGCCGACGGACTGAGCTCGTTCAAAAAAGTATCCTGTGTCAAGTTGATATAACCGACACCGTATCCTCCGGTCTTCGCCTGTCTGTATCCTACATTATTACCGGCGGCAGGGAACAAGCCAACATGATCGGGCGTAACCCTTCGCACCCAATAGTCTTTCTTTAAATGTTTACCAATGTCCATAGGTCAAATCGCGATTTTTGGTTAGTCTATATATATACAACGGCGCGTCCGTCGCTGTAATCCTCATATAATCCGTCATAAGCATCGTCCTCAATCTCCGGCGCCGGCTGCTTCTTGGGCCTGGCGTCAAGCTCAAAAATGGCACGCAGGCAGATAGAGTCCATAAGGTCAGGAGAATTCTTCTGGTGCGACGCCTTATAAAGGTCCTTGCTCTTATAGAAGATGCGCTTGTTCTTTGTCTCAGCAGCGAACAAATCCATCTCCGTGTACAAGATGTCAATGAGCCTCTGCATCGCCCCCTTGCGCCCGTACTTAATCTTCGTGTCGGGGTCGAGGCTTGTGCTTATCTTTCCTGTCTCGATAAGGACCTTCATTTTCCCGAGAAGCTGAGAACGCACATTAAAATAGAGCTCCATGGTCACCGGGTTCCCGTTTTCATCCAACTCTTGAATTGCCGCCTTGTTCGCCGTTACTGGGTATCCATTCGTGTAAGACTTCAAATATCCGCCAATTCCCGTAGCGTCGTAACTAAAATGCTCGACTGGGACATTGTGCTTTTTCAGCATCTTGTCAATCCAATCTACCAACTCCTTTGCATCACCCTTAAACATCTCTATGGCAACAATCCGAAGTCCGCGCCATATGACCATCGGGCAATTATCAGAGTTTGTGTCGCCACCACTAACATCGAGCGTAGCGAACATTCCATCCTCCTCGTTGTATATCGGATTCGTAAAGATGTCTCTAATCTGTTGCCTGGAAATCGTGAGTTCAGATTTATCCACGGGGCCGAAGTACCCTTGTTTCAGCACCTTACGCTGCGTTCCGCCGACCGCATGCATATTAGCAATAGCACCACCGCCAGTTGCGTTCAGCAGTTTTAAGTTATCCGCAGCCTCGCCGGTATAAAAGTTGAAAGACTTGACCACATCCTCGGGCGTGATGCCTGCCTTAGCCTCTTTCTCAGTAATAGTGATGTTCGCCCTTGCAACTACTTCGGCCTTAGAATCCCCCCAGATTATACTTTCCGGGTCGTCTCCAGCCAGATAGAAAAACTTCTGCTTGCCAACCATCTCCGGAATAACATAGTAGTCCGAGCCTATGTACCCGGCGTCCAAAAGCATCTGCGTCGTAAAATGCTCGTACTCTGGGTTAAATGAAAGAATCATACTCGGCCTCATACCAGACGCATCTCGATTCCTACTAAACCAGAAACTCCACATTTTGAAACACATATCCGTGGCTTCATCTATAGCGATATATGATGCCTGATTTTTCTTAGCATATTCCTTAAAGTCTTGATACTCAGTGGGATTACTCTCTACATTAAAGTTAGAGTGTATCATCAAAACAGACGAATTCCACTGCGGCCAGGTAAATGCGGGGTAGTCGCTGGAAGTATATTGGCAACCGGCAAAGTTGCCCCAAACTTCAACACCGTCTCGGAAGAGGGAGCCGCCCTTCTTTGAGTCCTGGAGTCTCACAGAGATGAAACGCGCGGAGTAGCCCTGTCTATTAACGCCATAAAGCGCCTTTATCATTTGTAGATAGGTCTTACCCATCTGGATTGCTCCGGCTAAAAAGATTACATCGGAGTCGTCCGCGCATGCATTCGTCTGGATGCCCCTCTGCGGGGCGAAGTCAATTTTGTCACGAAGAATAAAGCCATCATTGGGGCCTCCGACCATTTTGTCGTATCCTTTCGTTTCTTTGGTTGGGTCGACCCTCTCAATATGGTCATATCGAGAAGGGAGCGGCGTATCTGAATTCTTAAGTCTAAACACGATAGGATACTTTGTCGCAAATATACAAAATTCCTATCGTGTTTTCAAAATTAGCCTTCGACTTTTACCTCATAACGCATAAGCGCATCATACACTCGCTTCGTAATTTTGCCGCCGTCGTAGTATTCTTGAGCTACATCTTTAATATAAGATTCTCTTGCTTTCTTATATTCAGCAATAGACTCTTCCCTCGTCTCATACGCTCCCACATGAAAGGGCTTACCGTACTTTGATATGAACGCATGATATTTCCCACCGTAATAATTCGCGCCGCAGTGTAAACCATCTTTTCCTTTTCGCTCGCTAATTAAAGAATTTATTGCTGGCGGAACAAATACTACGGTCTCTGGAGAATACTGCTTGCTTACGCCATTTGAAAACAAATCTTTGTCCATGCTATATCCTTCTATGTAGTTCTTTTCCCACCACGCTCTAAAATTCGAGGAGCGCTTCCATGGTTCACATACGGTACAACCAGCATAAGCATTCTCTCCCGGGCGTTGGGCATAGCACCTGCGAAGCATTCCCTTCCAAGTCCTTATACATGGATGCCTTGTAGGAAGATCTGTATCGTGAACACCAACGCCGAAAACAAGCTTCCCGCGTTTTTCCTGGGCGCACTTCTTGCACCCGGGACCGCGATATAAGTGATAAGATGGGCGCACAAGGAAGTCTCCGTGTTTCTTACATGTAACCACAACTTTGGTAAAACTGTCCACATATTGCGTTTTATCGTAAGAAAACTTGGAACCGTATCTGGCTTTTGCTAATTTAATAAATAGGTCGGTTGTCATCCGCTGCAACTCAATCCTTGAATTCAGACCGCAATAAGGGCACCCGTGTCCACTCAAATGAACATAAGCCTGCTGCGTGAACTCTCCGTGTTTCGGGCAGACAATCAGAACATCCTCGTAGCAACCTTTATAAACAGTCCTCGAGTAATCGTACCGATAATTATGCTTTTTGTTCGCCTCGTCTATAAATTGCTGCGTGTCTTTCTTTCGCTTCGCTGCAGATAGAAGCTTGCCACACTCAGGGCATCCGTGCCCTCGCATAAGGTGAACTGGTTTTGCATAGAATTCCCCGTGCCTTTTGCATACGACAAGAACTCGTGTCGTACTATTCTTGTATTCGCTCTTTGAAAAATCGTAGTCATTCCCAAGAGCGGCGCTCGCCCTTTCGATAAACTCGCTCTGTGTTATTTTTGCTGGCATAACTACAACTCTTTAGGCTTCTCAACATTCTGCAACTCGAACCACCCAAGGTTTGTCAGGAAGTCGAATACGCCACCCTCCGGCTCATAGGCTATATCAATAATGCCATATTGCTCGCCGAATGCGCGAAGAATCCCAGCCAGTATTTCAAAATCGGAATCTTTCGAGTCATCCATCTTAACCAACACGTTAACCCAACTGCGATTTCTGACAATCTGCCCAAAACGATAAATGTCAGATTTCTGATAATGCTTTTTCTTTCTCATGACGCATAAAAATTAGTTGCCCCGAACTTTCAGCCAAAGAGAGAGCGTAGCGGCTTCCAGTCCGGGGACTATAAATTTCTATGTCTTACGCTCTCTGGTTACAAAGATAGTAAAACATTTTGGATTATGCAAATTAAATCGGGTCGTTGCTGCTCGGAGCAGATTGGTCAAGCTTCCAGGACCAGCAGTTAATGTCGGTGTAGTATTTGCCGTTGTACTCTCTGGTCTTGAAGTCGACCTGGAATGTACCAGTCTGGCCTACGCCAATACTTGCAAAGTTTTCCGCGTCTTTCGAGTTCTGAAGCGCGATGCTCTTAGGATACTGCCCGGATTCATACTCCAGGATGATCGTTGCGCGGGCCCAGGGGCCTCTGTTGCCCACTCCCCTTTCAATCGGCAGAACTGCCGTTACTCTTCCTTTGAATTCCATTTCTATTCGTTTTTGTTCTCTTCTTCAATTTTCGTGCCAATCTTATTCGGCATGTCAAGCATGTCTTTGTTTTCATAGTGGACCCCGCTCTCTTCGCCAAATGTCCGATAGCGGCAGTATTGGCACAAGTCTTCACATTCATGCTCGCAGAATACGCGGTAACGACAGTCGGAACATCGTTCTGCCAAAAATCTTTGAGGAGCCACTTCTACCTCTTCCCCGCTGTCGAGGATACCGACCTTGTCAAGCAACTTAAGCACGAAGTCGGGGTCATCCGCCTGATCGATATTATCAGCAAGCGTGATGGCAAACTCCGTCGCCTTCGCTTTTGCCTTTGCCTTCCTTTCCTCCAGCGACCCGACCGGCGTTTCCTTCTTCGCCACGGGATGCAGCACGGCATCAAGAGTCGCCTGGTATGCTTCGATGTACTCCTTGACTTCCTTTCGTGCGTAGAACTGCTTGACATAGTCTTCTACAGCCGCCTTAGCCTTGGATGCCATCATGTCAGGACGAACAAAAATAAGCAGCGCGTCCTTCCGGGGACAGCCGGACAGAAGGTACCAGCTCAAAGCGTTCTGCTCCTCCTGACTAAGAGAAGAGCGGAAGTTGTCCGGACGAATTGGTATGATACTCTTGGGCATAGCGCAAAGATACTACTTTTTCTCGGGATTGCAAGCGCGAAGGTAGTCTACAATTTCCGCGAGCGTATCAAAGGTGATATCGCCATCAATGTATATAGCGTCAACGCGTTCATCGTAACCCCAGTCGTTTTCTTTCTCGAAGTCAAGCGGCCATGATATGTAAATATGGTGCGGCGCAAGGATTTCCTCGATGTGCCGGCGCTGTTCTTCTGTGGCGGCTCTAAGCATTCAGGTATTCGTTAATAATAGTTTTAAATTGATCCAGACTGCGGCACAAACAATACTTGTAGCCTTGCTGTTCGAGCCGCGACTGAAAAGCCTTCTGCTCGGCGCTCTGAACTCCCGTTTCGGTCTTATACTCGATAGCGAGACCAAAGTAGCCGCGGCGTGCAATGAAGAGAAAAGTATCTGGTGCACCTGCGACTAATCCTAATGCCTTTCGCATCGCTCCATCAAGTTTGCTACTTCTGTTCCCCTCGTTCGGAATATGAATGTATAAACCACGAGTTTCCGGGTAATTATTCCATAGAAACTCAACACAGCTCGCCTGTATTCTCGCCTCGGGCTGGGTATGCTTACGTTTCTTCGGTTGTGGATTTATCTCTATTATCATGTTGAAATATTAAATCAAAAACAGCATCCTTGTCTTCTGGGTATTTCCACACAAAACCTCTAGCGGTTTTTCTGCCACCAACACAACATCTCCGTATAAGATTATGGTTCACCCCGACAACTCTTTCTGCTTCTCGCGCAGAATACCATATCTGCACCAACTCCATATCCTTTGTGTACTGCAAGACAGGAATACATCGAAGTCTAATAGCGTCTTCTGTTTTGTTCCACTCTGTCAATCTGTCCTTTTGTTCCTGAGACAAATGCTTTCCATACCAGTGGTTCTTTTCTCCCCTTTGTGAATCTCCAATTTTTTTACGAACTTCAGCCGATGGAGACTTCCCAAACATAGGATTTTTCTCGCCGAGTTTAGAACGCCGTATAGCCTCGATAGTTAATGGGTTGTTTTGGTTTTCCTTCGCCGTACACCACCGTAAATTGCTCGCCCTATTATCAGTCCTAATGCCGTTTATATGGTCTATAAACGGCTTGCCGTCTGGATTCGGACAAAAGGCTTCTGCGACGAGTTGGTGAACGAGTCTCTTCTTGAATATGCCGTTATAATATAAGTGCACACTAACATATCCCTGCTTCGTAATCCATCCATTAAGAATTCGATTCCCCTTTCGAGGATTCCTGACATGTCCATAGTCGCTAACCTCGTACAATCCATCCCAGTCTTTTACCGGCTTCCATTCTTCAATTTGTTCCATTGTAAAAATCGAAGTCCCGAGGTTCAAATAGTGATGCGAGCACTATCCTACTAATCGGGACTCTTAAATTTCTATCCACCTTCTCGCATAAGGCGTTTAACAATGCAAATATACGAAAAGTTTTTGTTTATTCAAAAATCTTCTTGTAATGCTCGCACAGCGCCTCGCGGGTGGGGAAGAAATCGAAGCCAAGTTGATATACTCCTATATGTTTACCGAAATGTCCGGCCACGATTGCAACGCCTTCGGCCTCAATAACCTCTTCACTTACTATTTTATGTCGAGCATCATCAAACACCCACACCTTGTCTCCTGGTTTCATATTACCTCTTTCTATTCCCAATTAATAAAATAATCGCCCTCGCGAGGTGAACGCCCCCGTTCGTCGCAGTAATTATCAAAGAGATCCTCATCTGATGCAGTTAACTCATACGGATCCGGCATATCATAAGCGAGATATGTTCCGTCCTTTGAGAACCAGATAAGTCTATCTTGGTCTAAGTCTTTAAGTTCTTCTATGAATTCTCTGACTGTCATATCACTTCTCCTCCCATCCAAGCACTTCCAGAGTAATCGGCACAGGAGCATACCCGAGCGGAGTATGCAGCTTCCAGGACTCGCCGTCCCACATTCCGATGCCGGCGGCCATCTTCTTGGTTAATTTATGCAAAACATGGACCTTTACATCCTTGTTCGGTTCGGGCTTTTTGTCAATAATCATATCTCAAAATTTTTCACTGCTACTGCAAATCCCGTGCCTAAAACAGTTTCGGCGAGGAGTCGTCTTTTTTCTTGACCTTTGCCTTACTCAATATATTGTTTTTAAATGCCCACCAGTACTTAGGGCTGATATTCGCACCGTGTTTCGTCCTCAAAACCTCGATTGCTCTCATAAACGCTTCCTTTTGGTGTTCTGGGTTCTTAATACAAACCTGGACAAGAATCCAGTTGCTGCTTTTACCTTCCAACTTCTTCCTGGCAACATACCCCTCGATAGACTCTTCCTCCTCCCTTGCGGCCACCTCCTGCAACTCTGCGACATAAGTCTCCTGCTGTGTCGGCCAGTGATAGCCGCAGAATTTACAGTCAGTCCATGACACCGGCACCAACTTATGGCACTGTGGACATTCCTTTGTAGGCGGGACCCCGCCGCCGGAGCCTGTGTTGTGCCAGACGGACCACACACGATCATCCTCGTACCGGCCTAGCCGCTCATAGTTACGGCCAAAGTCCAAACACAGAAACTCATTATCCTTCCCTGGCGCAATCCGGCTCGCTCGGCCCAGGCACTGCATGTATTTCACCAGCGAGGTCGTAGAGAACATCAGCATCACGACCTTGATGTCCGGGATGTCGATTCCTGTCGTAAATAGACCGTAGTTGACTAGGACCGGGAATTCGCCACGGGCAAAAGCGTCCACGACATCCTTGCGCTCACCGCCATATTCCTCGTCTTCGTCGAAGTCGCCGGAAAGGCAGTATTTAGCCTCTATGCCGCGTTCGCAGAATTCGCGTGTAAGATTTATCGTCTGCTCAGACGAACAGCAAAATACGAGGCATTTCTGGCCCTTGCAGAGCCTTTCGTAGTTGTCAACCGCTCCAACATATCTCGCTCGAGACTTGAACTTAGCCGACATCTGACCAAGATTGTAGTCTCCGCGACCGGAACTCCACTCAACATCGTCCATAGAGGGGGCATCCAGCGAAAATAAACGGCATCGGCAGAGATATCCGAGGTCAATCAGCTCCTTCACTTGCGGACCTACCACAACGGCTCCATAATCCATTCCGAGCTGGCGCATCTGGCCGTAGCGGGCAGGGGAAGCGGAAAGACCAACGACAAAAGTACGGTCAATACCCTGCTGCTCGAAGATAAAGTCAAATTCAGCGCGATGGCACTCGTCCAGGATAATCAACTTGAATGTATCGAACCAGTTCGTCCATTCGTCCCTTTTAAGCCGCTGGCGAAGCGTCTGAGCCATCATACAGCAGCACTCTGCATCGGGACGCTTTCTGGTCCTAGCGAAGACTTCTGCTGCATTTACGCCCCATTTACGAGCATGGCCTGCGTCCTGGGTGAGAATCTCCTCGCTGTGCGCAAGAATCAGGACGCGGTTACCCTTCCTCGTAGCCATTGATGCCATCGAACCGATAAGAACCCCTTTGCCGCTTCCAGTGGGAGACTGAACAATAATGTGCTTGTGCTTAGCAAGTGCCTGGCGGGACTCGGAGATGAGAGTCTGCTGGTATTCGCGTAACTGGATCATCTAAAACAAAGACAGTTGGTATGATGTGTTCCCTATATTAAAAACAACAGGTATCGGCTCTAGATCAAAATACTTTTCACAAATGTCAACAATGTGCTCACACAGTTGGGGTGGGTATGCCGAACGAAGGCTTTTGTCCGAGATGCCCTGAAGACCAGTTTTCGACCCTCTTGGCGCAGGCTGATGACACGGGTCGCCGTTCTTGCATGGCGGCAAGAATTCTGGACACGGGTGATTGGTAAAAATATCTGTCGCTTTCCTGTATGGGAATCCGTACTTGCAGTATGTTATAAGATACCGAGGAATTCCATGCATATAATCCATCTTTCTAAGACCGCCCATTGGATTCTCAATAAAGAAAAACCTGGGGCTCAAATCTCGAATTAGTTCAAGGGTATGCCGGTTCACTAGGTCTGCCTTTGCTGCTTTTTCGGTCTTTGGATCAAGAGAACCTGTTACAGGATTCTTCTTTCTGTGATGACCGATTGCAGCGACGCTAAATGTCGTGCAATCGTTACCACTCCAAATGATATCTGGCCTCCCAAACTCACGCAACACCATCTCTGGTGTAAGTTCCATAATATCTATATGCAGCGATGAGGGGAATTTCTTCTCCCAATCTACCGTATAGCACTCGTGCCCTCTGGACCGGAAGGCGTTGCTTATGCATTCAGTACCACTGAATAATTCTAAGATTTTCATTCTATAAAATACTTGCGGATGGGGGCGGGCTCGAACCGCCGACTGTGGCTTTTGCCTCTCTACCAACTGAGTTACCCATCCAAAAATCGGTGCGTGACATCCTCACTTTGGCTCTACGATGTCAGCTTCACGGATAATCCCAAATTTTCTTCTCCGCTACTCTTATTCACTGCCTTTCCGCACCGATGCGCCGCCGTTAGTGCACTCCTTGGGAATTACCCCGTGCCCGATATTAAATTTTAATAAGTTTTACCAAATGCCAATAATCGCTTACTTGCCCGAGCCGTCCAATCCAGATGGACCTTATTGCCTGAAACGAGCATCCGTATTCGCGCTGGCAGATATCCTCGAGCTCATTATCGAAGACGCCTCCAGCATTGTTCCAGGTAGTTTGGAACTCCGTCTGGCACATTACGCCGTCTGCGGTCTCGATTTCTCCGCGTCCAATGCCATTCTCCGGCACCAGTAGTTTCTCTGCAAATTTAGCTTTTATTTTCATAAACAACCAATATACATTTTGTCCTGCTCAAGATATCTTTACCATGTCCTTCTAGCATGGCGTAACTCAGCCACCGTTTAAAGGCCGCGTCCCAGGTTATCCCGTAGCGCATCTTACAAAGGAAGTCGCATGTCCTATCGCAAGCAATAAGGAAGACGCTCTCGATGGTCACTTCCGGTCCATTAAAGAACCGCATCGTGTCTCCGGACTTAGCGTCCAAAAAAGACCGCGTCTTCTCGTAGAACCTACCGTATGGCAGCAGAATGTAGTTTAGCCACATCTTCCCCGGTTCCTCATGAGCCGGCTTGAACACCCTTCCCATATCAAATCTTCCTTGTCAAGTCATACAACGCCAAGCAGTACGAGTCCATCGTTCCCTGAGACACCTTCCGGTCTTCTTCAGGCAAAAGCCGATACGCATACGCAAAATCGTGCATATAAGAGATGTAGTCCCCCCGTGTGAAATTCTTCACTGGAGCACCCGGGTCCCAATGCACCTTTGGGGTCCCCTTGAAGACCTCGAGGCCGGTATGGTTCGGATACTTCAACCACTCCTCTACACCGAGCAGATAAAACCGCATGCAGTACGGCAGGAAGCACCAGACGGAGTCAATCTTCCGGATCTTGAAAATGTAATTCTCCGCCAGCGATTTCATCCCGGCCTTCCGGGCCCACCAGTACAAAGAAAAACGATACATCTGCCAATCAAGCTCCTCGGGCTTACCGAGAACACCAAATTGCCAGTCCTCGCTCCTGGAGTCCAAGAAATCCCTTGCGCCAATATCGTCACCAAATTCACAGGCGTCCAGGACCCCCCGCTTGAAGCAAGTGTCATAGAAGCGCAGAATGTGCGGCGCAATAGCCCTATTAAGAGTAAATCTCAAAGCCTAATTCCCTTAAATAGCCAAGAATGTAAAAATACATCCCGAGAGAGCACGCGGGCAACCTCTCTACCACGAGGCCGTTCTCCGTCTCCCGAACATTCGCCATAGCTACGCCGGCGTCATCTTTCACGATGCAGCCGTTCATATCAATAATATCGTTCGCTGTCTTCATCTATTACACAGTTTTCCGTTCTCGTCTACAAACCACTCGCCCTTCTTGAACTCAGAAGGATTGATGTCGCTCGCGATAAAAGCGTTGAACAGTTTAATCCTTTCGGCTAACACTGAGATGCTAGCTTCGTAGTCCTTCCTCTCAAATTCAAAAACCATGCCACGCCAGGGAGCGAGAGGAGAATCTGTGTCCTGAAGAATATCGTCGTTGCAGGGACAATACTTCAAAAGACGGATGAGTAGGACCTTCGGATTGGACAAAAACTGCCCGAGAATCTGGTCCCCATGCTCTTTCCAAACCCGTGCCTTCTTCTCTACAAAAGATGTAGCCGGGTCAAAGAAGAACTCAATGGTCGAGTTTCCGACAGTGGTCTTTATCTCCACAACAATCATCTCGTCTGCCGAGAACGCATCAGGGCTTGCGCCATAGTTTGGCACAAGCTCGTTGGTCCAGAAAGGAATCTCAGGTAATTCCTGGCTGTAAATAATCGGAGACTGAGGGTTGTTCGCCCTATACCACTCGATGGCATAAGGCTCGCAAATCTTCCCCTGTTCCATCTCATAGGAAGAAACTGGAAGGGCAAAACCATGGTTTCGCTCCCAGCGTTTTTTACGAATATAGGAAATGTTTCCGTCGATAATCTTCCCCGATGCGCTCATAATAGAGTCAAGCTCGGACGCTGTAATCAGCCCGAGCCTTTTTTCTTTCCATTTATCTTCTTTCGTCATACGCTACTGGGGTAAATCGTCCAACGCATCAATGATTGCCTGCTTTACAGCGTCAGAGGCGAAGTCGTACTTCTCAGCAATCTGCTCAATGCCGTACCTGTTCTTCTTCGCCCAGTCCACGATGGTCTGGATCTGGTTCTCCTGGATGGCTTTCTTCTGGGCAGGCTGAGCAGCGACAGCTTCCGCAGCCGGCATCTTACTGATGCGAAGGCCCCATGTCTCACCTCCATCTTGGACGTCACGAGTGCGTTCCTTCGTGAGACGGACGGCGATATTCTCAAGGCGAGCAGGGTAGCCGTCGCACTCGGGGAACTGCTTCACCAGACGCTTCCGATTCGTCGCATTAAGCAACATCGGAAGAGATGTGTACGGATTCGGCGCGAAATGCGCAATCCATACGCCATTCTCTGTCCTACCGTTGACCATTTCGCTCTCCTTGTACTCAATACGAGCAATGATAATTCTCTCGATGTCTTTTCCCTCGGGGAGACACTCGACGCCGCAGTGGGTGAGCTTTCCACCTTTGCGGTAATGAATATTCCTCTGATCTTCCATAACTTACTCGGTTGTCATGATCGGCATAATAATACCCACAGCGTTACTTGTTGCACTAACGGGGCGCACAAAAACAGCTAACCTCTCACTAGCAAACTCGAACTTGAGAAGGTCGGTGCCGAGGGCTGCCGTCAGTGAAGCAATAAATTTCGGATTGAATCCAATTTTCTGGATAGGAGTGCGGTCTTTCGAGCCTTTCAGAATCTCTTCGGCGTTGGGGTACTTCAGGACATCGCCATTCTTGCCGAGCTGAACTTTGACAGTGTTCTCTCCGGTGCGAGCCTTGAGGTAAACGGCGCCATCTTCGGTCTTCTCGACGAGCACAATGTCGAATCCGACGATGTACTTGAGCATCGACTTGTGGATGAGGCAGCCATCCAGAAGCGCACGCTGGTCTTCTTCGAATGTAGTGCACTCCTCGAGGGGTACGCGGACCAGGATATGCGAGTCAGACGCATAGGCGTAACCATCCTTTAAGAGGATATACTCCATTACAGGGCGTACAGCGTCAGTCGCGCAAGCCTTCCAAAGTTGGAAGTCCTTTTTGAAATTAAGTGTTCCGTTTTTCATTGTATTATTTATTTTCCAAATTATCTTCAAATTCCATGCCAATTATTTCATCTGGCAGAACCTTCCCGTTAACATCGAAAACTTTTTTCACCGCATCCCTGTATAAGACTCCATTATTTTCGTATCCCATTATCATTTGGTAATACTTTGGATAGAGTTCATACAACTGCTCAAACCTATTATCGTCAGCAAACTGACAACCAAAACCGCATCCGACACATCCCGTCCTCTTGGCGCCCTTCCGGTATATGTCAGCAATCTCAAGGTTACGCATCTCGATGTACTTCCAGATGTCGTTCTCGGTCCAGATAGAAAGCGGCAGGCTCAGCGCGTTGTCGCCGAAAGTGTTACACCCGCCTCGTTTGACATAGGATGTCGTTCTCGCCATAGACTCCTCAGCCAGCGTTCCCACTATCGGTACGCGGAAAGCACGACGGCCATAGCACCCAAGAGGGGCCTCTTTCAGTATCGAGCAGCACTTGGACCCAACATCAAACTGTTCTCCGGCCAGGAAGCGCCATTTCTTCGGTACGGAATAGAGAGAGTCGCCAAGACCCGTCTTCGCAGTCGGACTGTCCGGTTTATGCTTGATGTACCACAGCTTGTTCGCGGTCTCTTTACTGATTAGCGGGAAGCCGCATGACGCCCAAACATCTCTCGGCGTCTTCTTTGGGTGTACCTCAATGATGTTATAACCCGGTTTACCCTGCAGATACCTAACAAACTTGACAATATCCGGCCACTCGTTGCCAGTATTGACGAACACGGCTGGTATTTTCCTGTTCACTATGCGGACTAGGTCGAGAAGAACCGTACTATCTTTTCCGCCACTGAAACTCACAAAGCATCTGTTGGAGAAGTGCTTCAGGTACGCCTCTATAACATACAAAGAGTGGTCGATTTTCTGTTCAATCGGCCACTTCTGTCTCTCCTGGAGTTCCTTTACTGTCATTTCTCCGCTTTCTTCACAGCCTTACGGAACCGCCCATTCACATCGCGTTCGTACTTCCGGCGCTCTTTCTTCGGCATATCCACGACCTCCTGGATCTGCTTCTCCGTCTCTAGGGCAATCTTTTCCTCGATTTCATCTTCCTTGACCTCGGATGCGGCCTGCTTCTGTATCCTTTTGTCGTACTTGGAGATGGCCTTTTGTACATCGTTCACAAATCCGGCATCAGTCGTCAGCAACTTGCCAATTTGGTACAGAATGGAGCAGTAGCCGTGGATGGTCTCCTCCTTCTCGCATCCTATAAGAACCGCATAGGGATGCTCGTCGGCCATAAACCTTGCCTTGAAGTTCCCGCTCACGGTCTCTACTTCCATCCAGAAGCGCCGAAAACGCCAGCGGAAGCCACCGGCCTCGCCATCCCTGACAACTGGATTACGGAATGTAAACCACCACCATTTCAGAATTTTTTCTTTGATACTCATAGCGCTATTGTTTTTGCAAAGATAAGAATTTCTGCCAAATTTCCGTTTCTTCCGGGTACATATTTGGGCGTTTTAGCATTTCTTTGACTTTTCTGTCTGCATATATGACAGTAGCGTGATTCATTCCAGTTGCCTTCTCTATTGACATCAAAGAGAATCCGTCCAGGCGAAGCATGTAAAGAACCATGTTTCTCGCCCATACTAGAGTCTGCTTTCTTGAGGGTATCATAATATCGCATCCGACAGCCTCCGACATCACAGAAATATACCTATTCGCTTTTTCCAGAGCATGGCTATATCGTTTCTCTACACTATGATACCGCTCGCAACCACCACGGTACGAGCAGAATTCGCAGTGACGGTCTTCTGCTTTTACTGGCCAAATGCACATAGTTTCCTCTCTATAAGGTCACCGATATCCGCATGATCCGGCACAACCTCTCCTGCCGGCCACTTCTCCCACCAGGGCCATACCTCTCCTTTCTCCTCCCACTCTATGCGGGCGTCCATATCAGGGCATAACAACATCCCAGGCTCGGTTCCTCGAAGGTTACCCTTGCCTCCGGTTGCGACAAATTTTCGTCCCCAATAGAGGTAACCCAAGATTGCTGATTTCTCGCTCTCGCAGACGAAGACTTTTTTTCCGTCGTCAGGAAGGCAACAACCAAAAAAGCATTTTCCCGTGTATCCGTCACCGACACGATACTGTCTTCCAGGAAAAAAAAGTTTGTCACGATGTCCGTTCTCATTATATGCAATCCTCTTATCGTATAAAATCCTCCCATTTGGGTCAACATACCAGAACACGGCATTTCCGTGCGAGTCCGTCGTCACATTGTACCTATTCCATGCCTCCCTCACTTTCTGCTCAGGGAACATCCGGCACATCCACCTGAACAGCGGGCATTTCTCCAGCGGATATTGCCTGGCGCCGGCCAATACATCCGGCGATACATACTGAATCTTCGGAACAGCAGTCTCCCGAAACTCCCTGGTCCATTCAATCGTCTGGGGCTGACCCTTAATGATTGCAATAGCCTCCTTAAAGTCCGCGGCGCCACCGAACTCAATAAGCCACTGCGGAAGGGATATGCAACGGTCTCCCTCTTCCTTTACCCAAACGCTGCCACGGCCAATAAAGACCTTGATTTTGTCCCTGCGATATGCATGCCGGTCGCCGTTGAGGTAATAAGGCCCCTGCCATTCGCGTCCGTTCTTGGTCAGTTCCATGCCGAGCAACTTCGGCACATTCTGCATAGCCGCCACTGGGTCGTAAGCAAAACTATATGTATCTTTCTTTGCCATAGTCTAAAAAGGAAGCCCTTCATATTCGTCTTTTCCTGCGGGCATATCGTCTACCACAGGCTCGTTTTTTACGCTCTCCACGGGCGCCACCTCCAGGTAGTACCAGATGCCGTCGCTTCTCCGCTGAGAAGCAGCGCCCATCTTCTTGAACTGCTCCGTGACCGCCGAGCGCGAGCGAGGCGTTTCACCCCAATCCTCGCAGTATTTCTTGTAATCCTGGACCCATTCCTTGAGAGACTTCCATCCAGGGGCCCTGTTATCTTCCGGCTGGGCCGCAACATAGCCCATCGTGTCAATCCAGCGGCGCAGGCTGTTGCTATTGGCCTTCATCTCGTCAACAACCTCTTTGACGGAACTAGCAATTTCAATCTTGCCCTCGTTCTTGATGAAAGACCGGTACCCTTCCAGGACCCAGTTGAAGATGGCAGACTTCACTTCTGGGGCCTGGAGCTTCATTTCAAGCATAGGGTCCTTGTCTCGGTCATCAATATGGTTCGGTGCCAGGATAATCAGAAATCTCCTGAAATAGCCCTCGGTATCATCCGTTGTCGGAGGTATCTTGTTGGCGCAGCAAAGCATAAGGGGGATCTTGTCAACCTTTGTCGGCCTTTTCGAATAGGGGTGCCTGCCGGTAAATGCCCCGCCGGAAACAAACTGCTTAAAATCGCCACCTGAGAAGTCTTTGTTTGATACCTCATCGCAATAATTCACTATCTTTCCGTTAACATCGGCCAGGTGGTACTCCATCTGAGCGCTCTTGAAGAGCTGCTCAGGGCTGTAACTGCTGGCCACCGCGGGCCCAAGCATGTTAACCACCGCCTTGCAGATAATACTCTTGCCGTTCTGGCCTTCGCCGACGACAAAGCATATGTATTCAATCTTGTATTCGGTCCTCTTAGCAAGGAAACAACCGCAAAACTGGTGCAGAGTCTCCCGCATATTCTCGTCCGGGACAGTCTGGGCAAGGACCTTATCCCACAGCGCAGAACGCGCATCAGCAACATAATCGAAGTCCAGGACGATATCGGTCTTATATTTCATATCGAAGGGACACAACTTCATCTGCTGCAGGTCATAGACGCCATTCTTGAAGCATACATACCGGCGGTCCGGCACAAAACGGCAGCGCTCATCCCCCTTTAAACGATTAAGGCAATAATCCTTCACGATATTCACCGAACTGGTCTGGTACACAATGCCGACATTCTGACGCTCCAATACCTCATTGATTATCTCCCGGAAGGTCTCCTCCGTCATCCTCTCGTAATACTGCCCGTTGAAGGCGTATAACTGATCATCCTCATCCATCTTGAAGAAATCGTTCCCCCCATCTCCGGCCAGACCGCAAACATAACGGCGCATGGCAATGCAGATGCCAGCCTCCGTCTTTTTGTTCACCCTGTCATCCGAGAGGCCAAAATCCACAAAGGATTGTCCGGCAGTCGAACACAGGTAGTCTATTATTTGCGCGTACTTCACTGAAAACTTGCGGTTTTTCAATAAAAAAGCCAGAACAGACAGGGCCCTTCCGGAGAAGGTGGGTACACCCTGGCTGCTCTGGCCCGATTCTTCCATTGCCTCGTACCCTTTGAGGCGGACTGCAAAGTTAGCGATTTCCCGCCAACCTGCAAACTTTTTTTTGAGGCGCCAAGGAGACTCGAACTCCCGACCCCATGGTACACACTGGATGCTCCCCATGCGCTCTACCTACTGAGCTAAGGCGCCATGTGCCGGTCTATTCCCGGCAGTCAGTCATAATAGGCCCACGCATCACTGCGGTGAGTTGGTGGACGGACCCGGATCCCTCCGGACCCGCCCTGTAATGAAAACTAATACACTTATGTAACGCTTCGCAGCGTGGAGCCCCGGAAAAGAATCACCCTCGCCGGGGCTTGGATTTTTAGAAAAGTATCAATATTTACCCTTAGAGGGTTTCTCACCCCCGTCGATTCCTTTGGATCGGCATTTGCGGTTAAAAAATAAGGGTTTTTCGTCCCCGCGGAAGGGCTCGAACCTCCGCCCCCCGGCTGACCTCTCATTGAGCCGGATTCTACCAACTGAACTACACGGGGAAACCATCTTACTCGCCGCGGGCAAAGAACTCCTTGTACCAGGCGACGCAATCCTCGCGGCTCGCAAACAGAACATCGGCATCCACGATGCCCTGGTGGCCGCAGAGCTGATACTGCTCCTGGACCTTCATCTGGCCGGCCTTGATTTTCTCCGCAATGCTCTTTCCGCTGTCCTGCTGGACGCCTTCTATGGCCACGGGTATGAACAGGGCGCCGTAAACATCATCCTCCTCGATACGCATCGAGAGGCTGTTGAATAGGAACACATGGTCCCCACACTGAAACTTGGTCTTTTTTTCCATATGCTAAAAATTTGACTTGTTTTCCTTGCAATTAGCGTGCCAGACTATCTTTCGTCACCGGATCCGCCTATCTTACCTCTCAACTTGCGACTCTGCAACTTCTCGTAGTTCATCCTGGCAACATCTTCCAGGGAATAGCCCAAATCGTGAGCCAGCGTAGCACAGTACCACAGGACATCGCCGATTTCCAGGGCTATAGAATGACGCTTCTCGTCGGAAATATCGCCATTTTCATCACGGATTATCTTTTTGACCTTGTCTGCCACCTCGCCGGCCTCGCCTGCAAGACCAAGGGCGGGATAAATCACCCGATACTGCTCCGGATAGACAGCGGTCTCCAGGGCTCCCTTTTGATACTCATTCAGTTTCTCCATTTTCCACATATTTTGTAAAATCCACATCCACCCCGGGCCGAACGCCCCGGGCATCCCTGCGGTCCAGCTCATCCCGGACCTCTATAAGAGCCTTTTTCCTCTCCTCGAACAGCATCTCAAGCTCTTTCCGACTTAATTCTCGAAGATTCATATCTGCAAAACTACTACTTTTCCTTCAATTCTGCAAAATCATACCAGCACTTCAGGCTGCCTTTCTTCTCACCGCGCTTCAGCCTCTCCAGCCTCGTCGCCCTATGCGTACTCTCTGTCCAGTACGCCACAAGGGCCTTCTCGTCCACCACATACCCAAGCCTACGCAGACGGTTGCGCTGCAGCAGCCTGCCACGGGGTTCCAGCCTCAGATGGCGCTTCGTCTTCTGCTCCAGGCCGGCAGACAACCTGATCCGCTCCACCTCGTACTGACGCTTCATCGCAGCCACGCGCCTATCAATGGCCTCCGGCGTGTTCAGCCGGGAAGCATTGCCGCACTCCAGGGCCAGCCGGCTGCGACGGGCGCTCTCGTAAGCCCTGCTCTTCCTCAACCCCAGCCTCTGGGCCATGTTGCGCAAAGCGGGCATGCTCACGCCCAGTTCCCGGGCCAACAACGCATTGTCCTCGTCCGAATACCTCTCCAGAAGCACCCGGCGCATCTCCTCAGTCCATTTCATGCACCCCATCTCCACAACAGACCTCCCGCTGTCTTCTGCCGGCCATTGCACGCATCGCGGACAGCCCTTACATTAACTCCCATCTCCCGGGCCGCATCGCTCGGGCTACGCCATACACCCTTCCGCTCTCCTTCCAGGTCCCAGGCACTCACCCACCGCGATATCGGCTTCCTTCCTCTCCGGCGCTCCTCCTTCTCGTCACACCACTCCAGGTTACTCGCCCTGTTGTCAGTTACATCCCCATTCTTGTGGCGCACATAAGCCCTGCACTCCGAGTTCGGCACAAAGGCCCGGGCTACCAGATACGCCACCTTAATACGCTTGCCTCCCAGGTTCACGCCGGTGCCGCCGATAGCCTCCAAGGCCAGGCCGTCACTATATACCACTCCGTCGTCGCCAACCTCGTAGCGACCCCAGAGACGCGCCTTCCTCACAGAGCGCCTTCCACTGAAAATTCCACTGTCCATAACAGCCCGCCACTCCTACAAATCCTGTGCCAGCGTGATGTCTTCGATGTCCAGGATGTCTTCTCGTCTTACCATCTTCCTCTCTGTGTCAAATGGGATAAAATTCCGGCATCCACGCGTAAATACACCTTCCAGCACTTCTCTCCTCACCGTCTCGATGCGATACACCCTCTTCACATCTCTAAATCCTCCGATACCAAGAGCGGCCATCCGTCCTATCTCGGTCGCACTAAACTCGAAGTCCAGCTTGAACACTGCGTCCTTTATGCTATAAAAGACTCTCCGATTTCCCTCCGGGGACTCATACAATATCCCCATCTGCGTAATCCTCTCAACCATCACTCAGCCCTCCCTACTACCGGTGTTACATCATACACAATAACCCAGGGGTTCAACAGGTACGGCACCTTCGACACCTTGTCGAAATACCACCTGAAGATAACCCTCCAGTCCAGATCCGAGCCGCCGCAGTCGCCGCCGAACATGTAATACCCCGCAGGATTCTTATGGACGCCCATCTTCAGGACATCCTCCTCGGTCAAATCCTGGACGCGCACGCAGCGAACACCCTCTATCACTACACGATGCGGCATATAAGCCGGGTTCACCCTGGACTTATCCCTCCAGCCAGGAGTTTTCCCAAACACGTCCTGGTCCAGCCCGGCCTTCTGGTAACTCATCGCGACGGAAACGGACTCGCCGACAGCCCAACGGGTATGCACCCTCTCACCATCGCTGAACTCATAGTACCTTCCGTCCTCTTTGACCGAATCCTTCCCGGTAGCATCAACAACCCTACCCATTAAGATACCAATCTCTCCCGCGAGAAACTTGCTCGTGAGACAAAACTTGTCGTCTAAACACACTTTCTTCATACTCTAATAGTTTTAATTTTCGGCAAAAATAAAAACAACTTTTCAAAAACGCAAATTTTTCTCGCAATCAATGTAGTTCTGTGTAGTTTGTGTAGTTCCATTTTTCACAACTACATTACAACTACATCTCGCTGAGCCATAAGCGGTTATACCCCGTTTTGGGCCCCAAAATCGACCAAAAATGTAGTTGTCTTCCTATGGAGGCTCTAGAGTTTTCCTTTTAATATCTTATGTTTCCAAAAACCTACCACATTCCATTCCATAAATTCATACCTTACTACATAACTACACATATCCTCACAAACTACACATAATCAACATATTTAACAATGTAGTTCGCAATGTAGGCGGTACACTTATGGACGGAAAGGCTACATCTGACTACATTCGACCAGGACCGCTCAGCTACGGCCCTATATATACGCGCGCGCGAGAAAAAATCGCAAAAAAAAATTTCAGAATCCCACCACAGCGTTGCGTTTCGTGTCGCTCCCAGCCCCTCGGTGCCCTTGTAAACTTTTGACGCTTAAAACCTTACATTTGTGAAACGGACGGCACACAAGCGCAAGAAAGTAAAGCCGTATCAATTTATATCGTGCGCGATGTTCCACGGAATGTTCCACACATTGCGCCAAAACATTGCGCAAGCTCATGTGTGTGTGGGTGTGCTATTAAGGTAGTACACGCTGTGTACGGCACGGGAATATAAGTATTTGAATATCAATAAGTTATGCGTAAAGTATTGATAGTCAGTGCTTTATGTTTAGAGGATGTGAGTTTAGTGTATTAGTGTGCTAATACAGTGGCTGTATATGTTGTATATAGGTATACGCGTGTGTGTGCGTATGTGTATGTGTATTTTTGCGTAAATTGTTGATTATCAAGCATTTAAGTTTTTAAAATAATTTATTTGCATTTTCTCACAAAATAGTGATTAAGTTTTTATAATTCATTGATTATTAATGTGTTACGGCTAAAATTTTTTTCGTTATTTTTTCTTTGTTTGTATAAGTATTTGATATTCAGGCGTTTATATAAAAGTCAATTTGGAATATTTCTAAAATAATATTTGTATAGTATTAAAAACCGCCGTATCTTTGCATTAGAGAAAGGGAAAAAGAAACACTCTTTCAGATTTTAAAAACTTTTAACAATTAAATTTATAACATTATGAAAAACACTATTTTTAACGGAATTGAGAACATGACTAAAAAAGAGATTATTGTCGCACGTTCAACCGCAAAGAAAGAGATCCGCACAACGCTTGCAGATTTTGCGCTATCACTTGAAAGTGCATACAAACAATTAACTGCAACGGGTTCAACTTGCAGAAATAGCGCAAACGCTTGCAAAGGGACTTATAAAACAGCCGTTTTGGTTGTTGCAAATTGTTACCCGTACCAAACAAAAACGGGTGAACTTTGCACCAAAACAAAGGACGGGTTTAAAATCAAAAATTTGAAAGGGACTGCAACGGCTTACAGCGTTGTGAAAACGGCTGTTTGCAATTTCATAGACTGGAAAACAGGACGTAAAACCGAATTAGTTCAAATTGTTGAACCCATAACCGAATAACGGAAACACCTCAACCCGTGCACGGGTGAAACTTTGCACGGGTTCACTAAATCGGACTTTTTAGAACTGCAAGAATTTTCGAAAGGGACTGCAAGCAATTGCACGAACAAGACAGAACCTATTGCACGACTAAAACAGGCGGACGGTACGAGTGCGGAGGCCGTCTAACAAATAGAAAAACCGACACAGCCCGACTCTGGGAACGGCTGGGATAAGTACGCCCTTTCCGGAACTGGCAAACGAACGAAAGCAACGGCCGAACGGCCTGCGCTGACTGACTGAGCCACGCCCGAACGAGAGCGGAAAAAAGACTTCATGAAACAGGGGGAGGGCGCACGAAACGGGGGAGAAAATCCGGATTAGTGCCAAGAATAGAATTAGTGTAGGCATCCAAGAGCGATGTGGCCCGAAACGAAAGAAGAAGGGCGAATGACGCGAAGACGGGAGTAAGTCCGAACTAGTGGTATAAATAGCGACCTATTGTGTTATGCCGATGACAAGGAACGACACAATAGGGTAAACCGAAACAACAAACAACGAGCGAGGAGGGAGCCGAAGATCCCGAATTGCAATTTATCGGCCTGGGCTGGGCGACACCGGCTCAGGCTGCCAAGTATTAACCAAACGACCGCCGAAGGAGGGCGGAGGGTATGAATTACTGGGAAAATAAGCAGCGAAACGCTGACCGAATCAACGAGGCGTATTGTGCCCGCCTGAAGAGGCACGAAGAACAGCAGAAGGCCGAGCGGATGGCTTGGTATGCCGAGCGGTTCCCGAAGGACCAGCGAATCGTTTACCGTGGCTATGGTTTAGTGACGGATAACCATGGCTATACATGGACGATCGCAGGCCTTGGTTACGCTGGATTGCTTGGACTGAGAGAGGCCAAGCGAGCCGTGGACGACTATTTCCGTGCAGTTAATGCACAGAAGAGGTTTGAAGAACTGGCAGAGTTATAGGAGGGCTGAACGATGAAGTACCGACTTAACGCGATGGCAGCATTTGCTGTAAATATCGAGATTGAGGCGAACAGCCGTGAAGAGGCGTTTGCCGAGTACGACCGACTGCGCGAACGGGGCGAATTGTCCTGGCAGTTCGTGGGCACTATGGACGTCAACTGCGACGAGATAACCAATAACAACAATTAAATCCGGGGACGGGGATAACCGAACGGACCGAGCAATGGCACGAATAGTTAAGTTAGTACCCTGGGGCGAGGAGGTATTGACCGACTGGCTCCCGATTAAGCAGATAGTAAGAGAGTACCGGACGAGGTGGATGGGATGTATAATCATAATAAAGAAGTAGCAAAATGAAAACAGCAAAAGTGAACGCGGGTGATGTGCTTATCAGCCTGCCCGTTGAGTATTTGGATCAGCAGACCTCGATTAGCAGCGTATTTGACGATGTGCCGATTGAGAGCGTGGACATGGACGCCTTGATTGAGTCGAACAAGTACGGCGTTGCCTGGTATTACAAGAATTTAGGAGAGCGGAAGGTGCTGCACATCAGCGTACCGACCGAGTTAATCAAGTGGGAGGAGTAGGCGATGAACAAGAAGAGAGTGAAGAGCGCAGCGAAGGCCGTTGCGACCGGCATCATCATTGCGGAACTGGCTATCTTGGACTATGTAGCGGTTCAGTTGACGAGGGGCATCGAGATTGAGTACAACCTGGACGAGTTGGAGGGAGCGGAAGAGGTAGCGATGAAGGACATGGAGGGCGAGTGATGTTCTGGTTAATATGCATTGCGGTTGTGGCTGCCGTGAACAGCTGGGCCGGCAAGAGCGAGTAGTGACGGGCCTGGGGAGCTGATGACTGCCCGGGCCTGCAAAGTATAAACCAATAAAGGAAAACGATATGGAAACTTACAAGAATTTTGGTGTTGTTATCAACCACCCTGCTTTTGGACGAATTAGGTCAGAAGCTAAATTTGACGGGGAGAATGTGGAGTTTGGAGAAGGTGCGCACACTGTTAGACTGCACATTTCGTATGCAATCAAGCGCGACATGAAGCGGTTTGAGGAGATGAACGAAGGTCTCAAACCGACCGACAAGGATTACATCGACATTTCGACAATGGAACTATTTGACGTAAATGTGGACGGGCAATTTGTGAACCTGCGCTATGTGTTTGAGGAGAATTGGTATGACGGGAAGAAATGCGGAGGAAGGTGCGCAAATGGCGATATGTATAAGTGGTACCAGAGTAGTGATGACAAACGGCTATTCAACGTATCAAGGCCGGTTTTTGGAGTTGACGCTTTCGTGGCATGGTAATGAATAGGAGGAACAAAAAATGAAAACGATTGAGTTTTTTAAGCGAAAAGGATACAATCCGGCAGTTGATACGATTGGCGGAGAGGTTATGATGGACGGGATATGTGTAGGCGAGTGGAACGGTAGAACAAACTATGTTTTATTCAAAGGCGGCGATGACAGTGAGCATTACGGCCAGAAGCATTTCGACTCTCTGGATGAGTGCGCAAAATGGATTGCCGGGTGCGGTCGGTATGACCACGACTATGAACGGAACGACGGTGCTTTGTGTTACTATTTTAACACAAAAACGGGATACGACCACATTTCTAACTATCTGAAGCATTTCCCACTTATAGAGAAATACACTATTGAGATTGAGGCGTAAGGACAACGAATAAAAAATTAACGATTATGGGTTACAGTAATTATGATGTCGCTCACCGCTGGATGAGCGGCCAGGGTGTTCGTTGCCAAGGCAGTAATATGTTTTTCGAGGGCGACGTGATTTATTCTTACGGCTATCATTTCGTGATTGCCCGCAAATGGAATGGTGTTATCCTGTGGAATGACGACACCTATAGCAACAGCACGAGCAAGCATCAGGGTTATGTACGTAGTGCGGCCTGGGGTAAGTTGGTTGATTGTGCGGTACTCAAGGATGGTGTGGACCCGGCGAGTAACCGGTTCTACGAGGAGAATATGAAGATGTGGGCCGAGAAGATTCAAGACATCATCGAGTCCAAGTTGTCGAAGGCTCGCAAGCCGGAGAAGTACTTCAACGAGATTCTGACCATCGTAGACAAGGCCGAGCGGCTGTGCGAGGTTCTTGACCGCAAGTTACCGAAGGAACTGAAGGCTTACAGGGATAACACCTTAAGCCGTGACGAGTTGGTCAAGAAGGTGCAGGAGGACGCCAAGAAGAGGGCGGCTGCGGCTGAACGCAAGCGCAAGAAGGCCGAGAAGGAGGCTATTGAGAGGTTCCTTGAGGGCAAGACTCGATATGCGAACACCAAGTATCAGATTTGCAGGCTGAATACGGAGAAGAACCGGTTTGAGACATCGCTGGGCGTCGAGATCCCGTTTGAGATTGGTCGCAGGTTCTACGAGCAACTGAAGGCCGGAGTGGTCAAGGTGGGCGACAAACTGCTGTATTACACTGTGCGCCACATCGGCAAGGAGATAGAAATAGGATGCCACACGTTCGAGCGTAAGTACCTTATGGAATATGGTAAGAAAGTGTTTAACAATTAAAACGAGACGACATATGAAAGCAATTGAATTGATTAAGACCTTGTTCGACGGTTGGCTGAACCTCGAGCAGGGCGGAGTATTCACGATGGCCCCGGAAACGGACGAGCAGTTTGTGCAGCGGTTTTTCGGGGAGCATCGCGTGATTAGCGGAAAGTTGGTCGAGGGTGAGTATGTGTACTTCTATGGTCCGGAGCACGACAAGTTAGTGGTTGACTATCCGCCGGACGTGGTTCTCGTGACGAAGGACGACGAGAGCATAATGTTGTGGAGGGTTGAGTAATGGAACGGATTTTCATCTACAAGAGCGATGAGGGTTGCAGGAAAGGCTGTCACCCGGTCATTGAGCTATGGGCTGCAAGGCGTGGTGTGATTAACGAGATTCGCGTGTTCAGCGTGGACGAGCCGGGCGCATGGTTCGATGATTGCTGGAACTGCCATGTGGACGGTATGGACTTCGAGTGTGCGACCAGGGAGGATGCGATTGAGAAGGGCCTTAGCCATTACGGGTATAACGATAACTATAAAATGTATTACGAATGAAAACAATGAAACAAGTGCTGGCCGAGTTCCAGCGGATGCAGAAGCAGCTGATTTGCGACGGAGTGGTCGAGATCTATGTGTACCGCGACGGGACGTATTGGGCCATTAGGGTCCAGAGGGTAACCTTCACGGACAACCACGAAGTCAAGACACGCGACTATGTCGAGTGGACCCATTACTCCGTACAGGACGAAGAGGATGAGCAGGATAACAAGGAGCGGCTGGCGGAGTTCAAGGCGAAGTTTAACCTTAAATAGGACTAGATATGTGGCAAATAGATTATGCAATGCAGGCTGCTGAGCAAATCAGTCGGCTTGGTTTCCGAGTGTTCGTGAAAAAGAATATGAGCACTTACGGTTTTTTCTCTGACGGCAAGGGAATAGGATATTTTCAGGCGAACTTTGACGGGATCGGCATCACGACCGTGAACGCCAAGGGGAGTGCTTGCAGCGGTTATTCGGTAAAGGGCGAGGAACCGGGGTACCTACTTAATGAGCTGACTCCCGATATCCTGCGCCAGGCGTTTGTGGCGTATCCGTCCTGGGTGCGTCCCTTTGATGCAAAGTTTGTCAAGAAGTACCGCGACCTTGAACACTTCCTGTCCGAGTATTGGGACAAAGATAATCTTATTGAGTATGAGAGCACAAATTAACCACGGCAAGCGGGGTGTCAAGATAGACACCCTACTGAAGATGTACGAGATGACCTATCCGCAGGACTACTACGACTATATCATCCAGTCGTATGAGTACGGGCACATGGACCAGGTCATCAGTTTGTTTAACTGCATGAAGGGCGAGCAGCAGAAGAGCTTCCTTATGAATGTAAACCACATGGGCTACATCAAGGGAGAGCGCCTGCACGACTTCATCATAAGCAATTTGTAGCCATGGTACCGAACTACAAGGAACTGGACGAATTGTGCCGGTCAAGCATTGAGGACTATGACGAGAAAGTGAGCATCGCGTGGGGTTACATGGACCGCATGCGGTGCCCGCTGAGTATGGCTTTCCCAGAGCTTTATGACGAGATAGTCGAAGTCCTGGAGGATAACGAAATAGATTGGGAAAACTTAGATATAGAGGAGATTATATCATGTTAATGAGGTGGGCGATACAAGAGGCGGTTTACAGAAACGATTTAAAGGTTTACGGAAATGATTCCAGAGAGCGACGTGTGGGCAGTGATTCACAAGATCGAGTCGGCCACGAAACGGGACGGGTTGGAGGACCTGTCGAAACAAGAGTTGTGTAACCTGCTGAGAGATGTGTATGACATGCTCGGCGCAATAGTGATGTGAAATGAAAAAGAAATTCATGGCGATGGGCTTGACCTTAGCCCTGGCGACAGACTTTGCGTGGTTGGTCAGCTGCGCAACGAGCAATGCGGAGTACGGATACGGAGTGAGGGAGTTGTTCAGAAGCAATGCGACCGCAAGAGACTTAATGGAGATTTCCGGGCACCGGATGCAACACATGATTGAGCTGGCCGGTCTGGTCGGTTGGAACATCGCAGCGGAGGACATGGGAGAGGCGAACGCGAAGATGCGGGAGTTCGAGGAAGAGGCTATTAAACAAGGATATATCATAATGGATTAAAGGAAAATAATTATGGGATGGGATTATCATCACGAGGTAGCACCTTACGATAGAAGGGCTATCTGCCGAAGCAACATCGGCAACGGATACGAGGTTGTCAAGGACGCTGTTGTCGGGACAACTTATTATGCAGCGGTAAAGAGTCCGCACGACGGGAGCATCAGCGCGGTCGTCATTCTTACTCATATCGACCGTGGCGGTTGGTGTAACTTCGGAATGAAGTTCATAGATGAGGACATGGGACCGTTGCACTATGACTGCCCGGAGTCTATACTGAAGGAACTCAGCCCGACTGGCAATAGTTACGCTCTGGAGTGGAGAGCGAAGTGCAGGGAGAAGCGGCAGGCAAAGCGAGAGAATGTACTCGTGAAGGCTCCGATAGGGAGCAAGTTGAAAGTGACGCTGAAGACCGGCGTTGAGCGGATTGTGACGAAGCAGGCGCCAAACTTTCAGTTCAAGAGTTGGTGGCTCCTGGTTGAGGGGGCGCTGACCTATATTCCAAGAAACAGAGTTGAAAAAGCGGAGGTAGTGTTATGAGAGTCGCAGTATTAGACTACACAACGGGGAATGTCGATGTGTTTGACGCCCCGGAGCATGTCGGACCGTCTGACATGGAAGAATATCTCATTAAAGAGAAAGGTTATGTGCACACCAGCATCGAATGGATGTGCGGAGTTTCAAAAGTAAACATTGAGCTATGACAATCAGCCTATTCAACGCAGAACGCTTGCGTTATGGTCGCGACTATGCGATAACAATCAACGGAAAGAAGTACAAGGGCATCCTTTACGAGGACTGCAGGATAACCGAGGTGTACCGGAAGGGCCTGCACACATACGGCATGCGCCATCCAGATGACGACATGAGCGTACCGGCCACGGTATGCCCTGGGTATCCGATGGTCAACTTCTTCGGAACATTCGTAACTAACAAGCCGCTTCCTATTGAGGAGGAAACGGAGATAGAATCATGGGAGGAATAACTATGACGATCTTAGCATTCTGGCCGGTAGGCTATATGGGAGAAAACATTCCCGAGCGTGACACTTTCGACTGCGTAACCCACGAAGAAGCATTCAAGGAACTCTGGGAAAAACGCAAAAAGTGGAATGTAAGATTCTACGATATGGAGTCCTTCATCCTCGATGATGCTCACGGTCTTCGCCGGCACTTTGGCGTTGCGGACGAATTCGAGGAAGACTACAACAACGAAGAACTTGACGGAGGATATTGGTGCAAGGCACTACTCGTTCCGTCGGATTATGTTAAACAAGTAATAGGAGAGTAACATGGCAACATTCAAATTTGAAGCGACAATCTATGTGCAGGATGTGGAGACCGCACAAGATGCAATCAATGCACTGCAGACGGCGCTCGATGACTACGAGGATATGAACCCTGGTGGCGCGACAATCGTTATCCATCACGAAGAACCGAAACTGTTTGAGGAGGACTAACAATGGCATCACACGCAACACTTAAAGGCGTACACAACTACGTCGAATTCAAGGACGAGACCATCCAGGGCAGAGTGAAGAAGATGGTGGAGATGAGGCAGACAGTGGATGTCGAGAACGCCCATGTAAAGTTCAGTTACGGCAACCGAAAGACAGGTAACTTGGTGCCGTCGGTATCACTCATTCCTATCGCCGATTGTGGCGCAAACTGCGCCTGCTGCGCGAAGGGCTGCTATGCCGCGAGGAACATTGCATGCTATAAGGCGAGCCGAGCATCATTCGCCAACAATAGCGCAATAGCCAGGAGAGACCCGGAGAAGTTCTTCCGAGAGGTTGACGGCGAGATGAAGAAGAACAAGTGGTTTAGGTTTTTCGTTTCGGGCGACATCTTGAGCGGAGACTTCTTTGATGGCATGGTCGAGGTGTCCAAGCGTAATCCTCACTGCCAGGTGCTTGCGTTTACGAAGCAATTTGATATCGTGAACCGATGGATTGACTACAACGGAGAACTGCCGGCGAACCTGCATATCATCTTCAGCGAGTGGCGTGGCTTGGATGTACCGAATCCTCACAACCTTCCGACATCGAGGCCGGTATGGAAGGGAGAGCTTGTTCCGAGCGGCATCTGGTGCGGCGGAGATTGCTCAGCGTGTGCCGTCAAGGACGAGGGCTGCTGGTCCCTGAAACCCGGCGAGAGAATCTTATTTGAAGCACACTGATATGGAAAAGTGTTATGAAGTATGCCCTTACTGTGGCGAAGAGGTTGAACTTGATGCAGAGTTAAAGGTTCAAATATGTCCAAACTGCGGAAAACACATTGTGACCTGTTCAATGTGCCCCGCTTATATGAGTGAGGACCCCTCTGCGCCCAAGTGTAGCAATTGTATCTTAGAGTATCTGGCCCATAAAAATAACTAACATCATGGAAACAATCGTAATCATGACCAACTGCAAGAGTCCTTACGGCTCTTACATCGAATTCAAAATCAAGGGCGGAGCGTTCATTGGAGAGGTGGACACGCTCAACAAACGCACCCACGGCAAGACTGGCTATCGAGTGTTCTACGGGGAACACTACAGGTCCAGGCAGATTGCCGACCGCTCCAACAAGGACAGCGCAATCGCTCTCCTGCAGGAGTCAATTAAGGCCGGGATCCAGGGGCCGGTGGAGTTCAAGTGGAATGTAATGCAGTACAAATATAAATAGCCATGACAGCACAAGAGAAATTTGAGGCCCGGCTCAAGGAGTTGGGGCTATGGAAAGATTACGGAATGGATGATCATGTAGGAACTGTCCTACCGGACGGTCGGGTGGTCGTCCTGGTGCACATCCAGTCGGACCCGACGGATTCTTATACGGAATTTGATTACCAGTCGTTCGAGGATTTGTGGAAAGACGCCAAGTTCCGCGAGAAATGTAAGGAGCACTGGTACAAGGAAAGCGACGACTACGAGTTCATCGGTAAGCTCGCATACTGGCTCGATATCCACGATAAGTACGCTGAGTGCCCGCTCTTCCCTGTAGACCTTTACTGGATGGGCACAGAAAGCAAGTGGTTTGACTTCGAGGACGACAAAACCGCCGAAGAAATCATCAAAAACCTCGTGGCCGAGCATAGTTTGGCATAGAATTTGCATAGTATAAGGTCATGAAATATTTACTGACAATATCTGCCGCGGTCGGCCTTATAGCTTACCACAACGCATGGCAGACAATAGAGTGCCCGCTGTTAATAATCATGGCGGTGCTCGTATGTATCATTATTAAAACAAAAAGCAATGAACAAAGACAGAAGAAAGGCTCTGAGAGAAGCCATTGACGAACTGGAAGAAGCCAGGGCTAAAATTGAATCGGCCAAGGCTACCGTTGACACCTGCAAGAGCGAAGAGGAGGACGCGTATGACTGCCTGCCGGAGAGTCTGCAGGAAGGCGAGAGGGGCGACACCATGCAGGAGAACATCGACAGCCTTGACGAGGCGTACAGCAACCTTGACGACATCTCGGACACTATCGAAGAAGTAATCAACTCAATCCAGGAGGCCATTGACAGATGAATGCGTTGCTAGTTTACGAAGGCTACGCCCTCTACGAGTGGGGGCGAGCCTACAAATCAGAGATTGACGGCAAGTGGCGCCAGTTCGACACTGCCGCACAGTGGGTACAATACATTAACTTAATAACAGGGAAGAAATGAAGTACACCAAAAGAAAAATCATTCTTATAAATGAGCAGACAGGCGAGCGCAAGGATTTCGCTAGCATCAACGCCGCAGCGGGATTTCTTGGCTCCAACTTTGCCAATGTACAGATGCAGGCATTCCGGAACGCAACGCTCCGTGGATGGCGGGTATATGAGGATGCAGAGACCATCCGCCAGCACATCAAGGCTCTGGAAGAGCAGTTAAAGATAATAGAGTCTAACTAATAAACACACAAAACCATGAAAACTAAGACACAACTTGTTAAGCTCGGTCTGACAGAGATGCAGGCCGACCAGGTAATGCTTCTTGAAAGCGAAATGATGAAGCACGCTATTGCGTTCTCATTCAAAAAGAAGGACGGCACTATCCGCCAGGCCGTCGGCACTCTCGTCCGCGAGCGCATGATTCAGCCGGACGGCAAGCTCTGGGAGCCGAAAGGAGCAGAGCGGATGCCGGAGCAGGACCTGTTCGTCAAGTTCTGGGACTGCGTTGCCCAGGCATGGCGCCAGTTCAATGTGTTCAACCTTATAGCAGTGGAGGGATAGCCATGGCACGCAGAAAGAAAATAGACCTGGTGGTTGTGACATGTTATGGCACGCAGAAAGTGTGGGAGCGGAAAGATGCGATTGCGTTCTTCTTGCAGGGTATGAGAGAATGTGACGGTGCTGAGAGAGAACGATACACGGACATTTATATTCAACTCATAGACGGCGCGAAGGAGGCGTCTGATGAAACAAGGTTACAGTAGTCAAATCTCAAAAGAAGAAATAGCCATGAATACGCTCAAAGACTTTATTGAAAAATACTACACCGGCGAGCCTTACGAGGTTGCGCTCGGCCACCTGGCGGACTTCCTCCGCGACCTTGATATGATTAACGCTTTCGAGGGCGGCGTCTGGGGGCCGGATGACATTATGGATAACATCGAAATAGAGAAATAGCCATGAAACTTTCAGAACTCACATACGAATACCTGCAGTCTGTTGGGATGTCCACGGTGTACATGCACTATGACTGCGAGGACGCGTTGCGACAGGTAAGCAGCGCAGAAGCGCTCGACCTGGTTAAGCAAGAACTTTCCGCCAAATACGGCGATGTAGACCTAATAATCAATCCTAAAGCGGCCTGGTTCGACCAGATTAAGATTGACGACGAGAAATGGCAGGCAGACTACGAGTCTTTCTGCAAAAAGAAGGCAGCATGGTGTGCGCAATATGGATGTGACTAATATGAAAATCTGCGTCATCAAACACTACAAAGACATTGACCAAAGACTACTTGCCTTATGACACCCTCTCTCCTCCAAGCCATCTCCGCCACGCCGGACTTACTACCAACCTGCGCTCACTACGCAGAACTTCTACAGGCCGCTCACGAAAGAACCGGCATCTCCTATGACAAACTCCGCGAACACGGAGGCGAGTTCACTTACGCCCAGTGGGCAAAATTCCTTGAAAAATGAAACACAAAGACTTCATCCAGCACTTCATCAATGTCAAAGACGAATTTGACGGCGACTGCTATATCATCTGGCTCCCCGCTTTTCCCGGCGGAGGCGTATTTAACAATGTGCTCCCGGGTACGAGGACGGATATCCTCGCCGCGTTCATGAACATCAATGACGGAAATCGCCTTACATTCCTGACAAGCAGCCCGGATGATCGCGAACAGTATTTTGCCGACCTTGGTGAACTCCCGGCCGGAGTACAGAAAAAACTCATTACCTACATTAAAAACCTTTAGACTATGTTTTACCAGACACCTCAATTCATGGCAGAGCTGCTCGAGAAAGTGCAGGTCCTGCAGCTCGCCGTCATCCGTAAAAATGACGGTCATTCCCTCCACATTGACACCAACTCCCACAATGACTATTTCTACGGGACAGGCTTCCACGCCGGCTTTGATGTCACTCTCTTCGACGGCTCGAACCTCGTCGAGTCCTGGGACTTCATGAGCAATCATGACGCCGACGAACTCAACCACATTCTTGAAGACCTCACATTCAAAATTAGCCGCCTGTAGCCATGGTATTCATCATCGTTTATCTGCTTTGCGCAGTCTCATTCATCCCGGAACTGTTTAACGAAAAACGCTAAGAAAAATGAAAACAAAAGAAGAACTCTACGACCTTTTCATGGCCAACGCATCCCTGGCAGACTGGGATGAATATGACCTCGTGGATCCTCCATACTGCGCGTCCGCGAGTATTTATCTCGAAGTGGACGGATACATATTCGAAGGAGACGGTATGATAACCTACCCGGACGACAAGGAAATCCTGGAACTTGAGTGCACCACGCCGGAGGGAGAAACAATTTCAATCATCTAAGACTATGTTTTTCATCATTATGCTTTTGGCTTACGCCGATGATATGTTGGCCCGCCGCGACTAAACTTAATTCTATGGTTTACAGTTATATACGATTCTCGACAACGAAGCAGGACGATGTCCAGCAGCAGCAAGCAATTAAGGAATGGGCGCAGCCGAGAGGCATCGTTATTGACGAGTTCGTCTCGGACGAGGGTGTCTCCGGAGGCGTCTCATACAAGGACAGGAACCTTTACAAACTCGTTCGAAAACTGAAGGCCGGAGACACCTTGATTGTGTCGGAAATCTCCCGTTTGGGCAGATCTATGTCTGACCTTAACCTTCTCATCACCCAGGAACTGAAACCTCGCAAGGTGCGCCTCGTCTGCATCAAACTCAACCTGGATCTGGACTGCGCAAACATTAAGGCTATCGACGAGATGCTCCTTTTCGCATTCTCCTTTGCGGCGCAACTGGAAAAGGAGCTCATACAAGCCAGAACCCAGTCCGCCATCGACGCCCGCAAGGAAGCTATCAAGAAGGACGGCGGCTTTATGTCAAAGTCCGGCAACTGGTGCAAGAAGCTCGGCAACAAGAAGGGCGTAGACATGGCGCCCGCTCAGCAATCCTCCATCCTGGCCCGGCACAACAAGGCCCAAGGCTGGCGAGAAAGCTCTGCGCTGTATCGCCTGGTAGAGAGGGGCATCTTCAAGGGATGGACCCGTCAGCGCATCATGGAGGAGGCCATCAAGAAATACGACGAGGAGCCGGATGTCTATTGCACGAGGCAAGGTAAGCCGCTCTGCGAGGGGACATTGTCTCGCTGGGCAAAAGAAATTCAAATCGGTATTTAGCCAATGATATTTGGCATGTAATTTGCAAGCACACGAAGTTATGTTGAAAAAATTTATGGTAAATGTCCACCTCGATGGACACTACACAATAGAAGACCCCAGGTGCCCGTGGGGGTGGCACGGATCCGGCTGCTATGATATAGACATCCACACATGGACCGACTTAGAAGTCGAAGTCTGGGCTGAAACGGAAGACCTCGCCGAGGAATACGCGCTGGACTACGAATATAAAGACATATCCTCGGATGTAGAACTCGACGCAGTCCAGGTCGAGGCGGTCAAGTTCGTAGAAGACCTGCCAGACCGTGACCCGGAAGAGGCCGGCGTGATTGAGCCGGTTGCATACAACTGGAAAGAAATTGAAAAAGACTGATAATATGGGAAAGTACGAAGAAGCCCTGGAGAGGGCAAAAGAGTTACATGAAGCCGGCAACGCGCTTACAAAGTCACAAATGGAGATTGTATTCCCCGAGCTCAAGGAGAGCGAGGATGAGAGGATAAGGAAATGGCTTATAGAAATGGTTGAAGAACTTAGAAAAGCAAATCCAACCAATGCAGAACATAACGGGAATTGTAGTGAAGCTATTGCCTACCTCGAAAGGCAGAAAGATCAGAAGCCCGTAGAAGGCACTGCACTACAAAAAGCCTTCATTAATTCAAAAAGTTATACACTTGAGGAAAAATGCGATGCCTCGGATTATGCAGAAGCCATTCTTCCAACCAGCGTTACCTATGGAGAAAATGAAGAAGAATATAAACTCCATAAGATTATTGAGGCAGCTTTTATTGCTGGTCAAAAGAAGGAACAGAAGCCAGCAGAAAAGCAGGACTACTCTGACCTTAATGACTTTGAGAGAGCCATCCATCGTGGATTCCTTTCTGCCGGAGTTGAGAATGTCCCGGTTGCAATCATCAAAGAAACCGCACAGGAATGTCTTGCACAAATGAAGCCCGCAGAGTGGAGCGAGGAGGATGAGGATATGAGGGACACAATTATTCGTGATTTAAAGCGTCTTGGTGGTGATATAGTAAACGTTAAGCCAGCTTATAAAGCAGAAATAGATTGGCTCAAATCCCTCCGTCCCCAGCCTCGCTGGAAGCCGAGCGAGGAACAGATAGAGGCTTTGAAATATACACTCGGTAATGGAGGTTTTTATAATAAAAAAGCCCTTGATTCTCTATTATCCGACCTTCAAAAACTACTTTAGCCATGAAATACATTGACGCAGAAAAACTGACAAAGTTTGAAGAAATACTTGCTGATATAATCGTAAGTTCGCAAGGATTATGTACTTACGAGGCTTGTAAGGATATGGCGAAAAGAGAAGCACCATTCCTCATCACCTCTCTCCAGCAGGAGCAGCTGGAGGTGGATTTAGAGAAAGAACTACACACCTACATCTGTTCAGATGAATACATGAACACCCGCGGGAATGGTTCTTTACTTATTGCTCGCCATTTCTATGAACTTGGGCTTAACGCAAGAAAGTAATGACTGAATTTGAGCGAAACGCAAGGTATTCTTATGACGAGAAACTTGCATACTTGAAGCAATCACATGATTCCCAGCACCTGCAAACAATGTCTTATGGGGGCTATGATGTTATTATGCTGTCGGGGTTGGGGAAAGGGTTGAGATTCTTTTTCTACAAAGGTGGGCGTCTTATTAAAATGCGTGATAAAGTCTGGAAAGACAATATCCGACAATATGCACAAACATATATCGACCAAGTTCTTAACGCAAGAAGGGAGGAAAGCAAATGAACGCACCAGATAAGATTTATTTGCAAGTGTGTGGGGATTGTCCAAAGGTTGATTGTAAGAACTGCAAATTTGAGGATTTGGAGGACAATGTAACTTGGTGTAAAGACCGAATCTTTGACCTGGATGTAGAATACATCCGCAAGGACGCGCTGCTGGAGTGGGCAAAAAACCTAAAAGACCGATGGGAAGAACCGCCAATGTCTAAACATTCTCCAGGGTGTGTTTTTATGTTGGAGCAAGTCATCAAAAAAATTGAATCGCTATGAACTGGAAAAAATTTTTTAAAGCCTGGCTAAAAGTATTAATACAATTTGGCTTGGTTTCTTTAGTAATGTGGTTTATTAAATGCGTCATACTAAAAACATCATTAGAGTTTACAGAACCTGCGCTTGCATATTTACTCGCAGAAGCTGCTGAAAAATATTACGATAAAAGTTAGAATCACATGACACAGGAAGAAACAATATCAAACCTCAAAGCCTATCTTGACGGAGATACGGCTATCGGCAACATCATTCCTCTGCGTTCAGTTTTGGAGTCTGCAATTAAGTATCTTGAGCCCTCCCTTCCATCCAATCTGAACGAAGCAGCAATGCAATTTGCAAAAAGAACATATTCACCATTTGATGACCCGTATGAAGTTTCCAAGGCTTTTGAAAATGATTTTAATTGCTTCAAAGCCGGAGCCGAGTGGATGGCGGGGCAAGAATGGATTGATGATGGAAGTATGCCTCCCGAAACGAAACAAGAGAGTGATACCCTACAAGGCCACAAAGAATGGACTGAAAGCGAGCCAGTCCTTGCATGGGATTCTATATATAGGTGTCGTGTAGATTGGACGAGGAACGGCAAATGGGTGTCGGAACAAACGGGTGGATATACCGGACAGGTTTGCCACGGGATTATTGCTTGGAGGCCGATACCAAAATATAATGAGAAACATTAATTCGGCGAAAGCCTAAAAGAGAAAGAAGATGAAATTTCAACTGAATATAGAAGTTGACGAAACCGAAACTAATCTCTCTCAAAAGGAGATAGTGAATTACGTCATTGATTCGCTCGCCGAAAGCTTAGAAAAGACTGGCGCTTACTTTGATGTCGGAGTAGCGATTGATTCAATTATGAGTGGACTTACAAATTAGAATAGTTATGGCAAAGATACCTTTTGACATAAAGTACAGGCCGCAGATTGAAAGCGGGGAATATAAGCTGGAAACTAAAGATGGAAGACAAGTTCGTGTTGTGTGTTGGGATGTGAAGAATTCATATTCAAAAGTACACGATGATATATTAGCTCTTGTCAAATCAAAAGGCGGGACAGAAAATGCTTTATTCTATGCACAAAATGGCTATTGCTTGTCTGATTCCTCAAGAGTTGGAAGAAAAGACCTTTTCATTGTCACGCCGGAGCCGGAACTGAGCAAGTTTGATGATTGTGTACGGAGATTGATTGATATGGCGCACAGCCTTGGAAAAGACCATTCATATAACACGGATAAAGATGCACTTTTTGAACGCTACTCCGCTGAACTCCTTTCCCTTGCTCGCGAACAGTTTGTCAAGGACTTGCCGAGGTGGAAGAAAAAAGAAGATAGTATTGGTTATTATTGTAGTTGTGGTTTTCTTGTTTCAGATGGTTATGAAATATCAATATCTGAATTAAGAAAAAAACTTCCCGGATTTAAGGAGGATTAAGTATGAAAAAGATAATAACAGTTTTTATTACATTACTCTGCTTATTGTCTTGCAAAGAATCAACTAAAGAAAGTCATAGGTATCTCGTAGAAGAAAAAATAACAACTCTGGGAGGTAACTATAGAATATTTCTTTCTGATCTTGATGATCGTCATTTATGTTCAATTGTCGTTGGAAAATATACATATGAACATACAAATCCAGGAGATACTTTAATTATTAAATATGAGTAAAAGAGCAGAAGAATATGCTAATAAGCAATTTCCGTATAAAATAAAAAAAGTTGGTTGGCTTCAACAGAATGAAGATGTCAACGCTACTTCCCGTCTGATTGCACAAGAGGCTTATGAGCAGGCAGAAAAAGATACGATTAAAAAAGTAGCAGAATATCTTGTTCGACATCTTGGAGAATTGTCGCAAAACCCTGATATAAAATATGCTTTTGTTAAGCAATTTAGAGCATCAATGGAGGAAAAATAATGTTTGAGAGAATAAAAGATATAATCTACAAAATTAAGGATTACGATAGGCTGGAGAACGATTACTCTGTTTTATTGTGTCATGTCACAGATGGTAGATTAAGCAAAACCACTTACGACATTGACCGTCTTTTAACCGTAGTTAATGATATCCTTTATGAGCGGGATGAAGAAACGTACAAGGAATGCAAAAAAGACCTTGCGCTGACGTGGGAGGATGTAAAAAAGATAGAAGATTTATGTATGGAAATCGCGACACTTTTTGCATCGGTAGGAAGAAACAAAGTTATTCTTGAGCCGCCGTTCTATAAGGAAGTTGCACGGAGATTTAACGAACAGAAAAAGAAATGAAAGCAAGAGAAAAAAATACTGGTAAAGAGATAACGATTCTTGGCATTTCAAAAGAATGGGGTACAGCAACCTATATCGAAGAAGGAATATTGCGCCAAAAGAATCTTTCTGGAGAATGGGAAATAATTGACGAGTCCGAATTTGTCGACTGGCAAGCATTCCGCAGAGAAGCGGCGAAGAATATACTGTGCGCGATGATTGAGGCGAGGAGGCCAGTAACATTTCAGCCTGTTCTCATAGAGAATGCTTTAATGTACACGAACGCATTAATCGAACAACTCAAACAAGAATAATATGGCGAATCTATTTCTTATTATTTTTATTAGCGCATTCGTGGCGCTGGTTATATTCTACCAGGCCCTGCGCATCAGCTCCCTGAAACAAGAGGTTGAGCACCAAAGGAAAATCGCAGAAACGACCCAGGACATTTTCGATGGGTTTCGGGCCCGCTGCATCAAGGAAGAGTACGGATACACTGTGTTTCGTGCCCAAACTGCAGAAAACACCCCGGACCGAATCGAAAGCATAAAACCCCAACTTGCCGATAGGTTAAGTAAGGAACTGCTTCAGAATTTTGAGCCCTCTGTCGACAGATCAGTCAGCGGTGGGAAGATTTATAGTCTTACGATAAAAGCCAAGAAGATATGATTGCTACAACAATAGCGCAGTCACAACGGCTGCTTAAGGCCAGAATTTCCAGGGCCACTGCGGATATGATGTGGGTCCCCGTCAACACCCATAAGGGCGTTGTCGATGCACTCTATGTCGGGTCCGCCACGCCCAACGGGCTGCCGGCATGGTCACTGTCTGCACTGTGGGATGTCTTCTACAACATGGATAAGACCTATGAATTTCCCACAAACCTGTCTAGCGACGAACTTATAGAAAACTTAGTAAATATCATCATTTCAAGAACAGAATACAATGGACTACGGAAAAGCATTTAAAGAGTGCCGGGAGGAAATGGGAATAACCCGGGAGAAAGCCTCAGAAATGACAGGCTTCTCACTTCCAACATTTTCGAAAATAGAGCGAGGCAAGACAATTCCCAAGCAATCTACGATTGAAACATTTTGCAAGAAGATAGGAGTCCCTGTCGCCAGGTTCTTCTATTACGCGATGGAGCCTCAAGACTTCCGGCTATAGAATAAAGAAAGCTCCTCGAAGGAAAACCGCAATAACCCTCGAGGAGCTTTTGCCGACCGAGCGCAACTTGCCGCTACTCGTGCCGGCTATTACAGTGCGGGCATGAGAGCTCGCAGACGACGTAAGAGATGTCGTGAGATATATCTCCCATAAGGTAGGCCAGTTCTTCGCTGTACGGGTCTATCCCGTCCTCTTCTGCGATGTGCATCGCGACATGAGCTATCTCGTGGATCGTCGTATTGAGGAATTCCGGGCCGGATATAGTTTCACTGACGGCGACTACGCTCCTGCGCAGTTTTGGATTACTAAAGCAGAATCCCTCATTAAAGTTTCCGGAACTGACGCTTTTAGACGCCTGTCGAATGATAGAAGCGGGAGCGTCGGCCCAGAGAAGGGCGTCCTTAATAATCCCTTTATCATAGGCATCGAAGGAAAAGTAGAAAGCAATCTGCCAGTCCCGGATATGAATCTTGCGGATGGTCATTTTACAGAAGGTCTTCCCAGGGGATAGAAATGCCCTTTGCACTCATCTTGGCAAGGAACTCGTCGAATGCCATTGTCTCGTAGCCATCCTTGTCCGTAAAGAACTCTTTCACGGCCATAGCGAGATGTGCCTCATCCGGGATGGATCCACCCATAGAATCCGACTTCTTGCGCAAAAATACGAAGGGGATGTCATAGCCGGCCTCAGGAAGGTCGGTCACCCCGTTTCGCTTCAGAATGTCCATCACCTGGTCCTTCTCCATAAACTCCACCTTGTTCCCGTTGCGGTCTTTCATCATCGAAACGGCCCAGCGATACATCGGCTTGGAGAAGTGGAAACCATTAAAAGAGAGATATCTCCGCATTCCTTCCGGAATGTCGTCGTAATAGTCTAGCCTGTTCATTTCTTTGCGTTTTTAAGGGGCGAGTTTCCCCGCCCCGTTGTTTTACATAAAGCGCCCCATGCGGTCGCGACGACGGCGTTCGCCGTACATATCGTCGTCATCCCAGTCACGCCGGCCATAGTCGCCGCGCATGCCGTAACGGTCACCGTAGTTTCCGCGCTCTCCGTAACGGTCGCGCATTTCTTCGGCCAGCTCACAAACGCGAGCCATGCCTTCCTTTGCCATTTCAAGAGCCTCGTCAAACTCGTGACTTTCGCTCCTGCCTCGGAAGCTAATTACTCTGTAAGACATCTTTTATTCCTCCTTGGGTTTCTTGCCAAGGGACTTTGACAGAAGTCCCGTCATGGCCGCAATCTGTTCACTCATACCCGCTATTTGCTCTTCCAGCTTGGCAATCTTTCCGGCCTGCTCCTGCTCATGTTTAAGCTGGGGATTGAGGTCCAGGAGGAGCTGGTCACATGTGGCGATAATCCTCTTGTGAAGGTCCACCTGATCAATGGCCATCTGGCTTGCATTCTTAATCGCTCCGATCTCGTTGACCAGGCCCTCCCTTGTCTCGCTCAGGATAATTCCCTTGTCCGGGAATTCCGCAATAGAGGAAGAAATTGGTATTCGAGGGAAGTTTTCGGTCTTTCCATCGACCTCGACAAGGAGGTCGACCATCATACCCTGCGTCGGGTTGAGGGCTTGCTGAAGGTTAAACTGCGGCGGGTATTGGTTACTGACTTGTGCGACCTTTCCTACCGCGAATCGCGGTTCGTTCTTATAAAGAACATACACGGGAGTATTCTGTCTAAGTCCACTTAACATAGGTTAAACTTTTTGATAATTAAACGATTGGTGATACTACCTGGAGGATGCCATTGAACCAGTCGTAGAAGACGGTAATGACGCCTGCTCCAGTTAGATCGGCGGCGGTAACTGCTACCCCGCCAAACGAGGTCAGCGCACGGGTCTGCCCATTGAGGGTGAACCGGACCGGAAGGGTGCCGGTCGTACCTGTAGGAATCGCCTCAGCGATGCGAATCGTAAGGTAACCGACGCGGGGAATAGCCCTGAAGCCCAGGGTAAAATCCACCGCGTCAGTCCCTACGGTCACACCGGTTGTGGTGAAGTAGGGCACTCCACGTGTATTGGTCGTTGCTATGCAAACACAATTACACATGGCTCATCCCTCCTAGAAAACAAGTCCGTTTCCGCCATAGCCCCAACCCGGGCCATAATAAGCCCCGTTGCCATAGCCTCCCTGATAGAAGCCACCTGCCACATAGGGCGTGGAATTCACGGCGACCAGGTTCGGATACTGCACGCTGACGGTGCTCGGCTGCTTGCACTTAATGTCGTCGACCTCCTTTGCAAGAGAAGCGAGAGCGGCGTTCACGGGAGCGACGGCCTGCTGTACGATACCTGCAGTGAAGTTCTGGGACTCAAGCTTGGCGACCTTGGCGGTGAGAGAGGTGATTTCACGATCCTTCCTGCTGGACTCAAGAGCGTCGATCTTGTTGTCGAGAGCGAGGTAGTTCCGGTTCATCGTGTCCGTCAGTGCGTAAGTCTGCTGGCACATCGCAAGCTGGTCTGCGGCAGACTTGGCCTCGATGGCGGTGCGGACACCAGCGATGTCGCTCTGGATGGCGTTGGTCTGCTGACAGATGGCAAGCTGATTGTCGCAGCAGCACTTCTGGAATGCGCTGATGATGCTGGCGTCACCGGAAGCAATGGAGTTCATGATTTGAGGAACGGAGACAGCCTGCTGCAGAGCCAGGGAGCTCAGGGCGTTCTGGACGTTCATGACGGCTGCGTTGACCAGGTTGAAGTCCTGGCCGAGCATGTTGGACAGGTTGGAGATGGCGGTACGGGAAGCCTCGCCCTGGGACGTTACGGCGTTCATGATGAGCTCGCGTCCGCTGTCGTTGTTGAGCTGGTTGGAGAGAAAGCCAGCGGCGCCGGCGCCTCCACCGAAATTGCCACCCGCCCAGTTGCCGCCGTTCCAGCCAAACATGGACGCAATGATTGCGAGACCGAAGAGGTCTGCGATGCTGTTGAAGGAGCCGAATCCACTACCGAATCCGCCTCCGTAGACCGGGTAACCATAGCCAGGATGGCTGTTATCCGGAAGGATAATTGTGCTACGATCGTCTGCCATATAGCATTAAGATTAAAGGTTAGATATTTCCGTAGCAGTGTTTCTGCTACCGAATGCAAAGTTGACGAAAAAGCCCACCCCTTTGAAGGGATGGGCAAGAAAAAGATATGAGCCTGATTATCAGTGCTTCTTCCGCCAAGATGACGGTATACGCCTGCAGAATTCCTTGAAGTTATAGAGCGTCACATTGCGCTTCGGCTTGGAAAACATCTTGTTTTTGATGATACTGTGGACAGCATCGCGAGATTTGCCGAAGTGCTCGGCTATATCATCAGCCGTTGCGCCGACAGGCATGACCTCGGATAGCGCATGGTATAAAGCATCTTCTTGCTCCTTGGTACAACTATCATTTTTCAGTTGTACCTTGAACAGGTCCAGTAGTTCGATTAGATATTCCTTTTCCATTATTTCATGAAGACATTATATGCAGCAAAAAGTAATAGCACAGCCATAGCGCCAAATAATATTATGTTAACTTGCGCGGCTACTTCAGTAAGTTCGATAAGGTAGTAATCAACAAAGGATACGGCTTGAGGAAGAAGCGGAAGTATGCAGGCGGTCTTATGCCAGCAACAGAGGCGGAGAAGTTTCGAAAGGACCAGGAAAGCACAAACGGTTACCGGAGAGACATAGAAGAGAGTGTCGAAGAGTTTGACGATATCTTCTGGCGCTTGAGAAGTTATGATGAGCGTAACAAGATATGGTATTGTATAAAGAAACGGCATCAGCTGTACGGCTAATGTCACATATCGTAACTTCTTAACGAGTCCATCTAGGTCTAAAGTTCTTCGGCCTTGTTCCACGGCGTACATGGGTTATTACTTCCGCCTTTGTCTGATACAATCGTCCGCCTCTCGGGTTATCGTTCGGCACAACGGCTACTGGCACTCTTGCAAGAAGCGTGCCAGATTTACCGGGCTTAACCGTAACTTTGACCTTCGCCTTGGACATACTACTTTATGAAAGGCCAAACCAGCCAACCGAGAGCGATATATACCCATTCCGGCTTGTCGCACGGGAAATCCAGGTCGCAGTCTTTTGTCCGGGCCCGCTTATATCCGATCATGTAGCAGAAGTTATGGACGGCTAGTTCCCTTATCAGCGACTTGTCGGTCCGCAGGAAGATAGGCTGTTTCCCGTGGATTGCCTTGATCTGGTTGAGTGTTTTCTGGAAATCCTTCTTCGGTACATCGAATGAATCGAAGATAGTCAGCACGCAGCCCGAGTCTGTAAATTGATACTTTACCATAGTCTTATCAGTTTTAGGATTGGTTTACGAAATATCCAAACAAGTGCTGCCGCCAGGGCCGAGATAAGCCACCAGAAAGCGCCAATTTTGAAGGATTTCCAGGCGGACAAGGATTTCTCTACCGGGACCTCCACGGCTGTCGTATCGTGGACTTCTCGCAGGAGTGTGTCGGTCTTGTACTTATCCTTGTAGATATACCTGTACTTAAAGCGGTCGATGTAGACGGTGTCGCCCTTGATCTGCTCCTTTATGTAGATACTATCCCGGAAGTACAGCGAGTCTCTCTGTACCCGGTCACGGTATTCAATCTGCGTCCGGACACGCTCTACGATGCGGGGACTGCAGGATACCGCCATCAGGAGACAGGCAAGGAGTATGCTAAGCCGTAAATTCATAGACTTTTTCTGTTATGCCGTACTGTGGACAAACATCAAAATGCAACCATGAGACACCTTTTTCTATACGAATAGGGCACGGTAGTTTGTGCGCATTGGCCTTAATCAGTTCGCGCATCTTCTCGGCCTTCATCGTAGGGCATGATAGGTCCAGGGCCTTCCCGAAGATGTGGGACGATAGATAGACAGAAGTCTTAGACTTGACCATTTGGCACATATTGCAGCGGAGCCCTCGCTGGTGCTGCGACCTGGAGTTGCAGTACATCGGCATCTTGATGATCTCTCGCCTGATTACGAGCAGGCACCATAGAAGATTCGTGTCGAGAAACTGCCAGGAATTCTCGCCCCACTTGGCATAGGTGTGGTCACAAACCAACTCATCTATGTCGAAGTAGGGCTTGATTTCCTTGAGTATTTCTTCCCTAGTCATGGCCTTATTTGAACATGGGGAACAGGGCCTCGATGACACCGCAGTCGTAGTCCTGCTTTCCGTACTCCTCAGCGAACTTCTCGCCGTCGATGGAGGGAACATCCACCTCTTCGTTATCGAGGTCGTTTATGGCCTTATTGAAGCCGTTGATGGCCTCCAGGAGGTCGGTGTGAGAGTTGATCTTCTCGACGAGCTCTTTCCTCTTAGCGGCGTCGCTTTCCTGGTTGAGCTGGTTCTGCATCTCCTGCACCTCTTTCAGTTCGGCGTCATAGGGGCCGAGATGGGCAACCCGGAGGTCTTCGATGGCAGCATCGTACTTCTTCCCCTGCCCGAGCAGGAAAAGATGGTTCTTGATGATTGTGTTTCGAAGTTCCTTGTCCTCAATACGTGGAATCTTGATGGTCTTCAGCGCATTCAGCGCGGGCTTGATTTCTCTTTTCTTCATATTGATATAGTTAGTTAAATAAGTTATTCTACAGAGTATATATTCAGCCTATAAAGAGCTCCATAAGTGTTGTTTCTGAATACTACCTGATAGTGCCTTCCTGCGGGAAGTTCGATAAGATTCACAACCGTACATGTAGTGACTTTATATGGCACACCTGGATAGGGGGCCGCAGACGAAGCTGGTCCCACACTTATTTCGGATGATGCGTCATGCTCATCTCCCTCACTATCTATCCAAACGATGCTACCTCTCTCCCACGCAATATCGGAGGTAATATAGAAGGCTTTTTCGGCCTCAATACGATTAGTACTAAGCTGGAGTAGGTTGCCGATAGAGTTGCCCTCACTGTCGGTATGGTCGATTTCGTGTACTTTCTGATTGCACTGCTGTCTCACGCGGAAGTCGATATAATAGTTAGGGCTGTCTGTAACTACGCCGGGGGCGTCTATGCGCACCGTGGTTGTATAATAACCCTCAAAGGTGGCGATGTTTGCGTTACCGACATTCAATTCAACCTCTGCCCAGTTAGATATGGTTCCTCCGTGGTCCGGACTTAATGTCATGAGGATAGGCGCATCAGGATTGCCTTTTCCTCCCCAATTCGAGCCCCAATTATAGCCTGAGATTTTAAGTTGCCTTGAACCACCCGTCTTAGGGAAGTTAAGGGTCTGTCCCTCTATCGAGACATCGTTTTCGTCCAGGACAGAGAGCAATGAGAGCTTCATCTGACAATAAGTCTTGGGGAAGAAAGTCGCCCAATAGGTGCCGTTCTTTAATACATAAGCGATAAACACCACATCATAAGTCACGGGCGAAGCGTAACTTGACGGCGGGGTAAAACTCACAGGCTGAGCGTACCCATCGAAGTTATCTATACTTTGGTCGCCAGCCGAGCCGACAGACGCGAGTGTAGGTACCGCTGTCGGGGTGCTTGCATTACGATAGAGATATCCAAAACGGAAATCATCTGGGATATCCCCTTTTCTTGTAAGTGCTTCAACGAGGTCACATGGTTGGAGATTTCTTCGAATATTATCAACAATATCCTTCTGCGCCACAACGGGAAGCCTCTGCCAAATCTGCTCCTGGCTCGTCGGGGAGGTGACATTCCCCACGATATCCGGTATCTGGGCAAAAGGCGGCCTCGGGGCATTGTAATACCCGTCAAAGTCAAGAACGCGATACCATGTAGATGGTGGAATCATGTTCCAATCATTAACGGCCTTTGCCCTCGTAAGAAGTTCTCCAAGATTAGAGGAAAAACATCCCGTTGCGGTGTCGGAGCAGTCAACTCCGTAGTTTACGCCTCCCCTCATGGCATCCGTCAGCTCTATGGGCTGAGGATGCTCTATGGGCTTATATTTGGCGTACTTTTTTATAGCATTTACGTGGACGCCCATTTCGTCCACATCCGCGCACAACAGACCTACAGCCCCGGTACTTCTTCCGAGGACATAGGCAATGTCTTCTACCACCCGTACAGGTGCTGATATGATTCCGTTGCTATTTCCCATAATTTGTTTCGAAATTACAGTAATTTTTTGACTTATGCAAGAATTATGCCAGCCTGCTTTCCAGTTCTTCAATCCTCTTTTTGAGGCTCTGGATGACAGGGATGACAATACCCCAGAGGCTGTTGTAGTTCAGCGAGAGTTTGTCGTTGAATTCAAGGACTGCCCAAGGCATAACCTTCTGGACCTCCTGTGCGACAAGACCGCTTCCGTGCTGACCGTAGAGTCCTGACTTCTCGTTCCAGTCCCATTCGGCACCCCTCAGAGAAGAGAGGATGGAAAGGGCCTTGTCAGTGGAGATGGCGGAGACATTGTCCTTGAGCCTTGCATCGGAACTGGCCGCTGCCGCCCCAGCCGTGATATATGCGTTACAGACAATGCCATCGGTCACCGTGAGGATACCTCCCGTGGTGATGTGCATATAGTGGGTGGTAGCGGCATTGTCGGGCCTTATCTTCAATCCCTCCTGAGAATCGGCATCAAGGACAAAACAAGGAGCGGAGGGCTCGTCTTTTCCGACGTAGACCTTTCCCGCCAGGTTGCTGTCTCCGAAGATGCTGAAGATTTTCCTTGCCGAAGAAGTGCCCACCGTGAGATTACCGCCGATGAGGCTGTTGCCCGTGGCTCTGAATGTGCCGGAGACATCGAGCTTATGAGCAGGCGAGGATGTACCGATGCCGACTCTACCGTTTGTTGTATCGAAGTAGAGCAGAGAGTCAATGCTTGTGGCCCCGGTGATAGTCCCGGCGAGGGTCAGGTTCCTCACTGCCCAGTCAACGGTATTGAGGTTGGAGTTGCCGGAGTGGTAATACGCCGTGTTGTCCACCGACCCGTTGGCCTTAAGGAACTGACTTGCCGTGCCACCGGACTTGACGAAAGAGCCTGCGGTGATTGCTCCGCTTGCATCTATCGTGGTCACTCCCGTCAACGCTCCGCTCACCGGGGAAGAGCCGTCGAAGGTCTGCCCCCAGATGGTCTGGGCGTTGAGAAGCCTGCCTGCGGTGGCTGCGTACTGACTGGTTGCGGCATCGTTGTTCTCGCTGGCTGAGTAGGTTATGTCTGCCCTGAACGGAGCGGACAGGCCGTCAGCATTAGGACTGATTCTCGCCTCAGTAGTACCTGCCTTCACCGTGGGCACAAGAGGCTCGGCGAGTTCGTATTCGACGGGGGTGGCGAGGACATAGTTCAGCATAACACCAGACATTGCTATCTTGAAGGCGCCAGCATCTCTATCTTCCGTACCAATATATAGCTCTTTATTATTGGTATAGCTATTATATATGCAGTTGTTGGCTTTTATTGAACTCCAACTATCACTTCCACGGACTTCAAATTTTGAACAAATGATACTTTTATCTCCAGAAGAAGCTATTTTTTTGTCAGTAAAAGAGGTGGTATACATTTCGTTTTTGTCGGCACCAGAAAGCCAATTCAGCGTTCCCATATCCACTTCTCCCACTCTCTTTATTAACTTATTCCCGACAATCTCGTCATAGACTGAGCCTGCGGATTTTACTCCATTTATTGTCAGTATCCCGTGCGGCTCATACTGTCCGTTGAAGGAGGAAGAGACGTTGATGCAGATGTCGTTGTTGTAGGTCGTGCGTGAATAAACAAAGAAAGCTATATAATAACAATCCTGTGGGGTTTCTATAATACCCGAGTTTAGTCTTTGCGCATCGTAACCGATATACGATTTGTCTTTCCGGTAAAAACGCTGCCGAATATCTCCTCCCGGAACATTTATATAGTATTGGGTCGATGGCAACACGGGAATAAGATTTTTACACATCATATATGAGTCGTTGTAAATCTTACGACCATCTTCGGCTGCATAATACCCATTCTCCCACTCCTCGTCCCATATATTGTGGCTCTTTACCCTGATGTTGTTCAGGCCGAGGTGGAGAGTGGACTTGCGGTAAGGCTCGTATGTCCCGTTCTTCGAGGCGTCGGAGAGGTTGATGCAGAAATCGCTTGCATTCCAACTCGCATTGGCGTAAAAATGAATATAGAAACAATTTGCTGGAGTTTGGTGTACTGTATTCCTTTGTACAGACCCGTCACTTGCCGATGAACCAAGATAGTTCATCCCCGCATCGTAATAGAGCAAATAAGCAAAACCGCTATTATTGGATTTGACATAATAATCCGTATTAGGGAAAGCCATAATTGGGTTCTTACTCCTTTTCCAAGATGAACTTGTAACTGGTTGTCCGTTATTAGTGTCGTAATAACCGCTTTCAAGTACACCATCCCACTTGTTGAACCCGACTGTCTCCAGCGCAGAGGCGTCGTTGCTAATCAGCGTGCCTGCGTTATATTCGTGGTAGCCCGTGCCGAAATCAGCCTCGTACTTCGCAAGGATTTGCTCATCGGTCAGGCCGTCTATTTCCGTGCCGTAGAGAAGGGTGAGGTCGACGATTGTCATATTTCTATAGTTATGTACATCACCTGAATAACCGTTGTGAAGACGAACCGCATTATATGTAGAAGAGGCACAAGTAACTATATGGTCTTTACGCTCCCATGTATCGGCGTTAATACAACTATATAATGATCGGTTCGTACCAGGCTCTCCATAAAAAAATATGACACATGTACGACCAGCCACATTTGCTTTAATCTCCACTCCTATCTTATATTTATGACCAACAATCATTGCTACATTTTGTTGTAAAAATCTGTCTCCACTGCTTTGGGCCTCAACTGTAGCAACATTGTTGGATACGGAAAATGTTATATCTTGTGATGACCTCGACCAATTGGACGTGTTTTCAAAATTCCCGTTTTGCACCAACTGATTCCACGAGAGCGTCCTGCCCTTGATCCTGTCGAGAGTGAGGGATTTGGCCTTGATGGTATTAGGGCTCTTCCTAAACACGAACTCCTGGTCGGTAAGGGCCTCCGAGATGCCTTCTATGGGCATATAGATATCCGCAAGGGCACTGAACTGCTGCTGGAGGTAGGTGTTCAGTCCCAGTACGGCTTCCATAACGGTGCGGGGAAAGCGGTTCTCAAGAGCTGCCCCCGTCTTGCCGTTGGTCATTTGATAAATCTTTCCTGTTATCTGTGTCATCTCATTAAGAGTTTATATGGATATAATCTTCTGTATCGTAAGTAGCCGCGTTACGCACAAAGTTCCACCCTATGTCATCAAGGTAGTCCTGCGTAATCTTGCTTCCGTTCCACACGCCAGTTGTAATGGTGCCGAGGGTTGTAATTTTATCCGTTCCAACCCAGGTAGAAAGAGCCGTGTTCTCAACATTGTTTATTGATAGCAGGGAGCGTAGGTTTGCTGCGGTTATTACCCCTCCGAGGCTTACCGATGTCCCCGCAATCGTTATATAGCTGTTTGCAAGTTTCGCATTGGTAACCTTACCATCCCCGATGGTAACGGCTATACTGGTTGCACCGCTTCCGCTCACATCCCCGGACAATGTGATGGACTGGTTGCCCGTGAGGTAGTTCTTTCCCGATATCCAAGTTTCGATGTCCGTGACCTTGTCGGTCGTTATGTTCGGGATGTGCGCCGGGTTTATCGTTACATTCGGGAAATCAGTATTATTGGTCAGCGACTCCCAAACTCTATTGAGGTCGATAGAACTGCCACCGCCGCCAGACCCCTGACCTCCGGCCGTCATGAAGCCTTCGGAATAGACACCGTGGGAGAAGTGGAACCCTGTGGAATCCAGTTCAAGGTAATGGTCGGTGTCGCCAAAGTAAATCCTCTTGGTCGTGGACAGTGTGAGCGCACCTGTTGCCGTTATCGAGCCTATTCCCGTGAGGTTCTGGGCCTGGGATGAGGTCTGCACTCTAGTCGTACCAATGTAAAGCGTAGGCTGGCCCGTCACAGACTTCGGCACGCCGTCGGCCCAGTACTCCACGCCCCAGATGGAATAAGCCGATGTACCTGAAAGCCTTGTTGCCGACTTCGCTTCACCGTTGATGACATCAATGACATTAAGGCTCGTGACGGTCAATTCATCCAGTTCTGGCGAGAGGAACCAATTCTCTATTGTTGTCACCCGTCCTGAGACATTGGAAATAGCCTCGGACAGCGTAGCTGGCTGTACGGCCGTATCGGCAAGGCCAAGGCTGGTCTGGACTGCCGATGCAAGGTCGGTCTTAGGGATTCCGGCGCTGGGTTTTTGATACGCCGTGTCTGCCTTGCCCAGGGAGGTCTGAACGCCACTCTCAAGGTAAGCCCTTTCGATAGCCGTGCCGTGCCACACTCCGCTTGTTATCGTGCCGACGGTGCTGAGGTTGGATTCAAAGGTCCCATTGTTGTTCCTTATGTAGAAACTCTCTCCGCCGAAGAACAGCGAGGCCAGATTGCTCTTGTTTGTGATGGTTAACTTACCGCTGACCTCCGTGGGGCTGTCCAGAGAGATAAAGCCGTGGGTGGTATCATTATGGCCTATCTCTATGCTGTCATCCTGTATGATAATACGGCCATAGTGCGTTGACAGGCCAAGCGAACACTCGTCATCTATATAGATGCTTCCCTGGTCATTGTTCCTATCATAATAAATTTCCAGGGGCCCTATATTAACCTCGTGGGCAATCATGTGCGTCCCGTAGATGTAGTCCCACGGAGATTGCTCACTTCCGAGGTCAAGGTTTCCGCTCGGCACAAGGGTCCTCCCGACAGTGATGTTATTGCCAAAGGCCAAATCGGTGGTGTTGATAGCCGTTACGCCCGTCAGGTCGGTCACAAGGGCCCAAGTGTTTGTGTTTGCGGCGGTTTTCTTCAGATATCCCGATGTGGCCGTCAGAGCCTCGATAGCCTTAAGGTCATCGGCACCCGTCACATTGGCAAGGGCAATCGTTGTGGGGAGCGTACCCATCGTCAAGGTGAGGGTGTTCCCGCTCTTGCTGAACCCAGCTACATAGTTGCCCGTACCTGATGCCACCACGGAGTTCACATAGGAAGATAGGTCAATGGTGGTCTCGCCTATCTTAGTCCAAGTGGAATTGGCGTAGACATACTCCTCGTACTTGTCCGCTCCGCTCCCGGAAGGGCCGATGAGGTAAAGCACATTCCCTTCTCCAGTGGCTGGCAGCGTGGCATAAATCTCGTAATGAAACTGATTGATAGCACCGATAAGGCTCTCAACCTCGCTCTTGAGGTAGTAGTTGGTCAGGTCGTTGACGGCCTTTGTGATGTAAGCCTTTCCGCTTATCCAGGTCTCAAGGTCGCTTATCTTTGCCGTGGTCAGTGAGGGGATGTCGGCGGCGACAAGCGCCCGGAAGGAGGCCGCCCCGTTTGTCCCGTTAGGAGCAGCCAGCACGGTGTTCGCATTTCTTGAAGCCGTAGCATCATAGACTCTTGTGCCGAAGTTTGCAAGGCTTTCAATGTTCGGGACTTGAGAGGCCGTTGCTTTTCCGCTTATCTCGCTGAAGGCATACGAAGGCTTGTTTTCGGCCTTTGCCCAGGCGTAGACATCCGATGCTGGCAAGGAAGTGGGGTAAGCGGGGAGTCCCACTACGCCGTTCACATCGGGAGAGTATTGCGTACTGCCGACATCCACCCTTGTCACCGTGCCCTGCGTCTGTCCCGTGACACTGAGAACGCCATTATTGATTACGAGACCACTACCTACCTTAATGAGGCCCAGGGTGTCGGCGCTTGCCGTAGGAACGCTTGTGAGGTATCCCGCGCTGGCGTGATTGCCCCAGCCGTAAGCCGTCTCTCCGTGGGCCGCCTGAGACCTGATGGTTGCAAGGTCGCTAATGGTATCCTGTTTTCCCGACACCACTACTTCGAGGGCATCAAGGTCGGTGGCCGTGGCGAAGTAATTGCTATCGTGGCCGCCCAGCCTTATGGCGTTGTAGGCCGCCCCTCCGATAAAATAGCCTTCAAGGACACCGAGCCTGCTATTGATTCCGTCCAAAGACTGGGCCTTCAACAGGGTCTTGGATACACCGTTGACTGAGAGAGAGACCTGATTGGCGCTCTCTGCGCCCCAAAGGACGGTTCCTGTCTCCCCGGCATCCTCAATGGTGATTTCCTCACCGGCCTCAGGGTCAACATACGAAAGCCGATCGTCAAGGGGCATGTGTGCAAGGTCAAGGATACCATCCGTGAAATAGCCGTAAATGGTATGTCCCTCATTTGCCCTTTCCCTTATGGTAGAAAGGTCATTGATAGTGGCTTGCTTGCCATTCAGGGCTGTCTGGAGTCCGTTGACCTTCGCAATGGACAGAGCGCCGTCGGCAATACTCGTTGCAATGCTAGTCGTTCCGCTACCTGTCACTACGCCCGTAAGGGTTATGTTCTGATTGCCCTTGAGGTAGCCGTAGGTAGACGCCATATCGGGGATATGCGCAGGGTTTATCTTGACATTCGGCTTATCCGTGTTGTTTGTGAGGGATTCCCACATACGGTTAATGTCAATTCCCCCTCCGCCTCCACCGGAGCCAACTCCCCCTGCGGTAATAAAGCCGTCGGCGTAGAAGTTGCCTATAAGGTGCCAGGCGTTGTTCTCGGCATCCCATACGAGTTTGGAGTCCTTGCTATTGTACTGTCCTCCGAGGGATATGCCCCCCTGGATAGTGGCGAGTCCGCTTGCCGCGATGGTGCCGATACCTGCGAGGTCCTGCGATTGCGATGTCGTCTGGACCCGCGTTATTCCGATATAGAGGTTAGGTCTGCCCGTAACGGACTTGGGGACGCCATTGGCCCAGTATTCCACGCCCCAGATGCTATATGCATCTGTGCCGGAGAGCCGTGCCGCACTATTGGCAACACCGTTAGTGAAATAGCCTTGGAGGGTGCTGACATCGGAAGCCGTTCCGAAATAGCTCGCGGCGTGGTTCTCAAGGGTGGATGCGTTGGTCGCAAAGGCCACCGTGAGTTTCTTGTTAGTTCCTCCGATGGTGATGCTCAACTGGTTTGAACTGTTATCAAGGAGCGTGAAGTATTCGCCTGCCGCCATGTTGTCCACTTTGCCGAGGCCCACATCGCCTTTCGTCACAGTCACATCGGAAGTAAGGGCGTGTCCGTTGACCGTTCGGGAAGCAAGGGCGTAGGTGTTAGTATCAAGCGTCCAAGTGTTCGCCGCAGTCTTTTTGAGGAATCCGCTTTCCCCGGCGAGTCCGGCAATGGCCGTAAGGTCGGCGTCAAGGGGTTGCTTGCCATCAAGTTCATCCTGCAGCCCCGTTATCTTTGAGATTGCGAGGTTCGGCACATCAGCCGCATCCAGGTTGGCTTTCTTCGCCCAGGCATACACATCAGAAGCAGGAAGCGTTGTAGGTAGCGTCCCTAGGGTCAGGGTCAGCTTGTTGCCACTCTTACTGAAGCCGCTGACATAGTTGCCGCTTCCTGACGCCACAACGGAGTTGACATACGAGCTAAGGTCGATGCTTGTGTCACCTATCTTGGTCCACCCCGCAGTAGCGTTAGGATAGACATATTCCTCATACCTGTCAGAGCCGGACCCCGTGGGGCCGATGAGATAGAGGACATTCGATTTGGGGTCGGTGACCGCGCTTGTCGAAGCGGCTATCTCATAGCGGAACTGATTGATTGCACCGATAAGGCTGTTAACCTCATCCTGGGTGTAGGTCTCCGTCTTGAGATAGTAGTTCGTAAGGTCGTTGACAGCTTTGGTGATGAATCCCTGCTGATTTACCCAGGACTCCGTGGCGTAACCGGCAAGGCTCTGGTGCGCAGTAAGGACATCGTGGGAGCTGCTGCCAAGGGTTATCCTGATCTTGTCGGCGACACCTGCGGAACTGAACTTGGCGTCGGTAATGCCATAGCCCGCAAGGGTCGTGGGCTTAGAGCCTATCTCCGAGAAGTCATACGAAGGCTTTGTGTCAGCCAAGGCCCAGTCGCTGATTCCGAGAGTGGACTTGATGTTGGCCTGTGTGAAGTTGGCCGCATTGAACGGAGTGTATCCCAAGGCAGTTGTTACCATTGCCGAGGTGATGCCGGAGATATAACCGGCATCATTGGTAAAGGCCGATACTACGGTGGGAACCACTGGATAGGCCGGGAGCGAAACAACGCCGTTCGTGTCCGGGGCGTACTGAGAGCTTCCCACATCTACCCGGGTAACTGTGCCGAGCGTCTGCCCGACTACGCTGAGAATGCCATCGGCGTCAATGGAAAGGCCGTTACCCACCCTGATGCCACCGAGGGCGTTTGCGGATGCTTTGGGAAGAGTATATATGGTATCCGTCAGTTTGTATCCGGCGGCTGTAAGGGCGTCCGCAATTTGTGTCGTAGTCACATCCCCTTCGATACCGGCGACGGAACTGACGCCCGTCACGAGAGCATCAACCACGGAGGCCGCAGCAAAGTAGTTCGCATCATGACCGCCCAGGCGGACAGCGTTATATGCGGAGCCTCCAACGAAATAGCCTTCAAGGACACCGAGGCGGCCGAAGATGCCATCCAGAGACTGCGCTTTCAGCAATGTCTTGGATACGCCATTGACGGAAAGAGCTACCTGGTTGGCGGATTCCGCGCCCCAGAGGACCGTCCCCGTCACCCCGGGGTCATCTATTGTTATCTCCTCGCCGGACTCAGGATCCACATAGGATAGGTCGTTTCCGTCCAGGAGGTTACGAGCCCTGTCAATGACAGTGGGAATTTCCGGTGTACCGCTTATCTGGGAATATGGTATAATCGGAATGTGCGCGATGTGTATTTTTACATCCGGTTTATCCGTGTTGTTTGCCAAGGACTCCCAAACCCTATCAAGGTCCACTCCTCCTCCTCCGCCGCCACCGCCGGAACCGACTCCGCCGGCAGTAATGGCGCCATAGGAATAGAAGTTACGGGCCACAAGCGAGCCCTCCACGGTCTTTCTGCGGACATAGACATCTCCGTTGGCGTCCTCATCAAACCAGCTTATGATTCTTCTGACAGCCGTAATCAACTCAGTAACAGAGTCGCCTGTCAGCGATTCGAGCTTTACATCTCCGCTGATAATCACCGCGTCGCCATCCCAGCGGATGCCGGGGATATGGCCGCTGCCGTTCTTATCCCAGCCGATGTTGCCGGAGGCGAGGTAGCCTGAGCCGTCGAAGCGGAACAAAGACTTTGCGAAGTTCGTCGCCGTATCGTCGGCCTCATGGTCCACCATAGGGCCGCCATACCAGGCCGCTATGCTTTTGAGAGGGTCCGCGAGGTCAGTATCCAGTAGTCCGTTAATACCGGACATCACATTGTAGACGCCTCCATTATTGTAGCCGAGTTGAATCAAGCTTGTTAGGACCAGGCCGCCGTCGATAAGTGTGCCCTGGTTGGTCGCTTGCTTCAGATACTGCAGCCCGGCCATTCCTTCTTTTAAGGTCTGAATGTCATTTAGGGCCTGGGCAAGTTCCTCGTCGGACAGGCGCATCCAGTAGAAGGCGCCGTCGTTCGGAAGCCTCGTGTAGCGATAGCCCTGGCCGGTTAGGTCGTCAACATAGATGTCACCGAAGTGCTTGAGCCTGGTAGCATCGTCGGTCCAGCCGTTGGCCGGGGCGTTGGCTGTAGACGGGTCCACCTGCCCCTGCTCGTCTTTTGCGGGAAGAGGCTGGCCGTTGCCGGACCAGGACTGGATTTGACCGTCTATCTGGGCCTGCAGCGAATCCGTCAACTGCTTTTCTGCTGCGATATAATCGGCCATTGACTGGTAGGTCCCGTCAGACCTCATCACCGTCAATCTGCCCTTGATGTTAAGCCTGCCGTTCGTGTATTCGGCAAACTCCCCGGCAGCGTCCCCGACAAACCAGCGGGGCCCCTGACCGGACTGACGGCCAGCGAAATAATACTCGTCGCCGTCAGCCGTGACAGTAGAAAGGCCAGACAGCATTCGCTCGTACCCACCTCCGATCACATCTCGGATGATAACATACTGTCTGGCACTGTTCGTATCATTACCATACTGGACAATGACATCCCCTTCCTGAGGAATGCCGGCGCCATCTTTGACTGACTTGGATAGCTTTATGTAGTCTACTCCCACCTCATCGACACGGAAGCGGTAGTAGCGCAGCTCCAGATTCTCCGGATCAAACTGCTGGCCCATAGCGAAGTCGCCCACCTCAAAGAGGTTGGCCACTGACCCCTGCTTCTGGTCGAAATAGCAGTAGTAATAGTCGCCGTCATCTACGACCTGCGTGCAGTTGATGGATGCCGCTGAGAGAACCTGCTTGCCGCCGATATAGGTAATCTGGTTAGCGACAAGCGAATTGACCCTCATCTCCTTGCGGATAATGAGCTTATCCAGCTCGAGAACGGAGTCACCGTCGCCATCTTCATAATGGCCCCAACCGGCGCCACCGATGTCACCCTGGCGGAAATTACGCGAAGATATCTTGCTGGCAAAGACTGTGGGCGATATGGATGTGTCCGACTCGCCCGTCTTCTTCAGGAACAGGGGAGACGCCACCCGGCGGACCACAGCCTCAATGTCTGCGGTCTTTGCATAGGTGGAGCGCACAATCTGCATCTCGTTGCTCAGCTTGCCTATGGGATTGCTGACGGCCAGGACTTTATCGGAGAGCACAACCTCGATGTTCGGAACCTGGTCCCCTTCGTTCCATGTGTAGGTGATAGACTGGACATAAAGAGTCAGGGCCTGGCCCCGGGTAAACCTACGGTCCAGAGTCCTCACCATGCAGCCTGCGGAGAGCCTGTCAGCCAGGAGGACGCCGTAGTCTTCATCTTCCAGAGTGTGGACGCGAATCTTATCGAGGTTGATGACCCACACCGGGTTAATCTCTTTCGTCTCTTCCAGCTTTGCGACCTTCGCCTTATTGACCTCCTCCTCGGCCCATACGACATACTGGTTTGGCATGTCGATGCCGATGAAGAAGAAGTGGTCACCGGCGGTCGGCTTGCCACCAGTCTTCGAGTTCGGAATATACAGCCCGGTGGCATCGAATTCGGCATCCGACTTGCGGAGGGTTATCTTCCACTCCGAGGGGACCCCGTTGATGCTCTTGGTCCTGTCGGGAACGGGGTAAGAGACAATGGGGAATTCGTAATCCTGCGATACGGCCATGAAGCCGTCAGAGAAAACCACTTTGGCCTCGCCCCCCGTACGGTCCCCGAGAATAGGGGCCCATACTCGTTCTGCATAGGCTTGGTCGGATTCGCTGGCGCCTTGCGTCGTCGCCCAGATGTTCTTAATCCATATATCGAAAGTAGGCTTCCAGGCGTCAGCGTTCTCATCGGACATGACAACCTTCAGCGAATTGAGGCCGTAGGTGCCTTGGATAGAGGATTGAGTGCTGGCGTTGGTTACGGTCAGCGTCACCCTGACAATGTAGTGACCGGAAGGGATGCCTGCTGCGGGCACGATGTCTCCAGTCTGGACGTTTTCGACCGTGACGACGCCAGGACTGGTATCCAGGACAAGTAGCGCCGGTGCCGGAAGCAGCCAGTCGAACTCAATGTTGCCAATCTTGCCTTCGGGGATATAGAACTCATTGGACCTTAGGCCGTCAGTATTAGATGCATTGGGGCCCACCGTCCTGGTGATTGTCTTGGTACCGCCGATGGAGTTTTCCGTGACAGCGGCCTTGGCGGCCTCATCAATGTCGTCGGTAACGATTTCGGAGACATCGACAATCTCATCAACCCTGTTTCCAGCCGGGCGCTCTATGCCTTGTATCGTCGGGAAGATTTCGTCGTTGTTATCCAGGGCCCCCCACCGCTCGCCGTATTTCGCAATAGACTCGTCATCCTTGACGAATTCTACCGGATTGAATTTGGCGTCGGTCTTGCCCCGGCGGAAGGCGAACAGGGAGTCGGCTGGACAATCCTGTTCCGTGTACTGAGGATAGGTATAGCCGGCGTTTTCCCAGGTTTTGTCCCTTTTGTCGTTCTGCATCCATCCGCGAACATACCAGCGGAAGTTGATGTCTCTGATACGGTCGAAATAGATGTCCTTCAGTTCATACAGCGCGTCAGGATCCTGGGCCCATGAAGGATTCTGCTCATCAACTCGCTTGAAGTAGCGATAAGGGACATTCTTCTCGCCACCACGGCCAAGGAGAATGTTGTTGATAGTCTCGTCCTGGACTTGGCGCTCGAACTTCAGGAGGCCGCCCTTGTAGCCGTATTCGAAGTCATGGTCGTCGATAGAGGCAGCGGGATATCCAGCCTTGATGACATAGGTGTCGGTCGTGGCGTCATATTCGAATCTCCAGCGAATGTCGAAGAGCTCGTGGAACTTCGTCAGGACATCCCAAATGTAAGTATAGTTAATCTCTACGGCCACAGGGTTGGTGCTGTAGATGCCCGTCCCCATGCCGAAAAGGTCCATGCGAATCTTGTCCCCGAAGTAATACTTCAGGACGGAATTGAACAGTTCGACAAACTGCTCCAGGGGCAGCGTCACAGAAGCGATGTATTGGTCCGGAATGGCGACGCCGGTCCGGACTTCCGACAAGGACATGAAGAAGTACCGCTTGAGTTGCTGGATTGCCCACGACTGGAATACAAGGTCAACTAGGGAGTTTCTGGTCGTATTGTCTTTGGTCGCCTGGGGGTCCCTGTAGGGAAGGACGAAGCGCTCGCCCTTAAATTCCAACTCCCATCCTTCGAAATCCGGAACAATGTCGCCGTCAATCTTGACCTGTGTGGATATGGTTCGTTCACCCATCTCGGCAAGTGAGACGGTGGCCTGGTGCAGTGTCGCGTATGACGGGAAGTTAATTTCCCTGATTTGCGGTATCATAGGCTATATGCTAAAATCACATAGACTCGGTTTCGTTACTCTAATGGTCCATTCTACAATGACAACATCGTTGACCTGGTTCGTCTTGTCACGCCAGAAATCCGTGGCCTCGGATATCGGCATCGGATAGCCGACAATCTTGTGGCGCTTGTAGTCGTTATAGAACTCAACCTGCTTATAAGTCTTGACGGAACTGCCTGGGTCCTGGGTGTACAGCTGAGCATTGAAGGCGGCAATCTTTTCATTGGCGTTTTCCAACGAGTCGGCTTGGATGAAGAACTTGACCTTGTAGTCGAAGGCTGCGTCCACGGTCTTCGGGATAATGTGCTCGCCCTCCTCCTCGGGATACTGAGTCGATTCAAACCCCTTTGAGTCCGGGCCGACCCTCTTGTCAGAATCAAGATAGACAAGACCGTAGTCCTGCGTATCCTTGATTTCGCCGTTACCTATTTTAAGCCTTACTGTAATCATTTCCGGAATCCTTTAAGTAACAGTCCTTGCATTTCTCGTCAAGCAAATCCTCGTGAGCCAGAACGGGGCAACCGTCCCCTTCAGCCGTGTACTTGCACTTGTTGGCCTTGCGGATTGACTCGCGCTTGTCGTCCAGCTTTTTCTCTAGCCTGGCATTCATGTCGCGGGTCTTCTTGTTCTCGGCGTCCTGGTCCGCTATATACTTTTTCTGCAGGTCAAGTATCTGCGTCACATTTTGAAGAATATCGGCCTCTTTCTTCTGCCTGGAGCGAAACAGGTGAGCAAACCAGCCGCCAACAAGCGTAAGAATCGGAACCAATACGCGCTCGGCCAAATCAAGGACAATTGTATCCATACTACTTTACTCCGAATTTATAAGTTACACAAGCGATATCCTCTGACTGTTCGCAAGTAATATGGTTATCGCCGAAAATATATAATGGGACTCGGACATTATGGCCGGTGCCAGGGATGCCTTTTACTGTCATGTCGCAATCGTTCGCAAAGTAAAGCATAGGGATAATGGCCCGGTCTACATTCAGGCCGGTGCGAATCGTCCCGGTACACTCGTGAAAGACATATACCTGCTGCTCGTCCAGAATCTCTCCGTCAAAGTGCTTACCAACAAAAACGCCGGCAGCTTCACAATCAGCGAAGTCGCGGCGCAAGGTCTGTATGCACGGATAGCCCTCTTCCAGGGCCCAATCTATCGTGCGCTTATAAAGATTGATGGCGTCAATCTTGGACTCCACAGAGTCAAGAGCACTACGATTTTCCTCACACATATGGTGCAAGGACGCCTCGCGGCGAAGTTGTTTCTGCCATCCTGTCTTCATGATGTTGCAAATATAAAAAAAAGCCCCGGATTTATCAACCCGGGACATTAAAATTTAAGACATCTTTACTTCTACCGCCCGCTTTGTCCCGTTCAAGGTTATCACGCTGCGCAACTCACCCAAAATGTCAAGCAACGAGACATGAATATCAGGGATGTGTTGGGCATAGGACAGCATCGCATCTTTGTACGGATCGACGAATTCCCCGGTAGTACCAGACTGGGCCGAGGTGCCCCCCCCGGTCAGCGCGGCAAGGATGGCGGTCACATTCATGTCGATATGCTGCATATAGAAGTTCTGCGTGTTAATGCCGGCGGCCAGGCCGTTGATAGACTCCTCGGAAGCGCCAGCAATGTCCCTGGATATTCCCGTAAGGGCCCCGGCCTGCTGACGGAGGTTTACACCGGCAGCCGTCAACTGATTCATCAGGGTATTCATGGACCCGTCAATCATATTCAGCCGCTCGGGAATCATAGCGGAAATGGTGGCGATGTCTGCCGCGGTAAGAGCCCCATCTTCGGAAGCATCATCAATGGCTTTGAAGACGGGTTTCAAAATGCCCTGGATGAGCTGGGCCGCCAGAGAGTTCACCACCATGTTTTCTATCATATCGTGGAACTTCTCCTTCATTGCATCAGTCGTATTGCCGAACTCCTTGTAGGCATCAATCCACGCGCTGGCAAAGTCCTTGGCCGCAGAAGTCAGGTCGGTGCCAGACATAAACTCGGAGACCTGGCTGGCCATTTCTCGAATCTTGTCTTCGACATCCCTTGCCGAATTATCGAATTCCTGGGCCGTGTCTTCATTGGCCTTCTTACCCTTGCTTCTTTCCGCTTCGGCTTGGGCCCTATAAGCATCTGCTTCGGCTCGCAAAATATTTAATTGCTGTCTATAGTTAGCAATATAATCTGAGCCAAAGGATTTCTCAATAGCCTTCTCCAGACGACCATAAGAGTATTCCAGGTCTGCAATGAGTTTGTTTTGCTCCTCAATGGTCTTGTTTGCGGCATTAATTTTCAGCTGCTGAGCGGTGCCGAAAATTCCAGCAATAGTCTCGCCAATACCTTTAATCAGTGAGGGGATAGCAGTAAAGTCACCTGCCAGCAGTCTTGCGGCACTGCCGGCTGTTTGAGTGAGTCCGCCAAGAGTTTTCTCGACACCCTGAGAAACAATATTAAATGTCTCAGCAGTCTCGTCGCTGGCAAATGTGGAGACAATTTCTCCTATGCCAGAAAGAGATTCGCTTACATAAGAGGTCCATTCTTTCATGCCGTTTGCGGCGTCTTCGATATGTTTTAAGGCGATTCGATAAGAATTGGCTGTCTTTTGTGCAGCCTCTGCCTGTTCCATGGCCTTGTCCGTAGCTTCAGCCTGAATATCAAGCGCCTTTTTAGCCGCTGCAATCTCTTCTTTCGTCGCGCCCTCCTTATTCTTTATCGCCTCATAATTTTTCGCGGCCACTTCAAGAGCCGCTTTTTGAGTATTAGCTTGATCCGTCAAAGTAGAAGCATTGAGATCCGCTTTGGCTCTGCTCATTGTTTTACTCAAAGAGCTATACTCTTTTATCGAATTTATAAGAGATTTAAACGGATTGCGAGTGGCAAGCTGTTTCTCGACATCGTCTAGTTTTGTCTGCAACTCTCGAAGTTCTCTTGGAGAAAGATTCTTCCACTGCTCTTTCAAAGACTCCAGATTCGTCTTCATGTTTTTCAGCATTCTTGTGGACGCCCCCTCAAGATTTTCGAAAAGTTCGATGTACATAGGGGACTCTCTGAATGCTTCGTATTGAGCCCTGGCGGTTTCTTCGGCCTCCTTAATTGCATTCTGTTTGATTAACTTATCTTTTTGGGGCTGAGGAATTTCCCGCGCATTTATTTCAGCAATCCTCTTTGCTGATTTTTTCGCGATTTCAACCCGCTTGTCTCCATATGTTTTCGCTTTTTGCAGAGTCTTTATGAAGTTTTCGACGATGCCGGCGTTATATTGTTCGGAATCACTCGCTACCCGCTTTACGGTGGCACGGAGCTCCTTTGGCACCTTCTCCAGATTCTTCATGAGATACTCGTAGTCGCCCTTTTCGAAGGCTTCGCGAATTGCATCGTCTAGTCCCTTGAGGGAATCTTTGTCAAGAGAGTTTAAGGAATCCACCAACTCCTTTTTGATTCTGTCCTTAAAATCTTGGCCAATACCACCGTAGACAGACACTGACAGGGATTGGGCAAGGTCCTCATCCCCAGTGAGACCGAGAATGTTATTATAAAAATTGTGGGCTATCTCGGAGTGCTTTATCTCGTCTGAGACCTTCTTTAATTTGTCGTCTATCGTCTCTTTAAGTTTATCGAAGCTAAGGTTGGACACTTCAGTATCAATAGCACGTTGCATTTCAAGATAGACCTTGTCTTTAGGCCCATTATAGTTGTCAAGCAGACCTTTAAGCTTGGCAATAGTTTTCTCAAAAGTCGGTTCGAAACCTTTCAGTTGAGGAAACAGCACACCAATCTCGTCCAGCGCCCTTTGTTCAGACATGTACTTCCTTAGTTCTAGGAACTTCTTGTAAGCGTTGGTTATCTCGCCGATGTCCTTTTTAAGGTTGGACAGACGATTGTCGGAACCGTGAGTCTGCTTCTTAGATAGGAGGCCGCCGAGTAATGCATCTAAGGCCTGCCATGCAGCAAAGGTATCGGCTGCGGCATCGCGGTCTTTAGTCAGTTCAGGTCTGACCAGAGCGCCCCCTTCTTTAACGGCATTTACAAGACCATCATATGTCTTTTTGGCCTCTTCAAATTGCGGTTTGAGTTTCTTTATTGCCTCGCCAAGAGAATCCCAGCCCTGCACATCTTTGTCCGTAAAAAGGAGTTTCGGAATGCCTTCCGATGTATACTTACTAGCACTAATAAGAAGATTTTGCCATTCCGCCATAGCATTTTTTACTTCCTCGGGGAATGCTAATTTCCTCAGTTCCGCCTCGTCCCTTATTGCCTTTGCAAGGGTTTCCGCCGCAGCTTCGTATGCTTCTTCGGCCTTTCTCGCCGCTTCTGCGGCTTCATTTGTGCGCTTTGCTAATTGCTCCGGAGAACCACCGCCCACGACAGGATGTGCCTCGATGTACTGGGCTGTCTCAAGCCTTCTTTGCGCGGTTTCCATCGCCTGTTTCGCGGCATCTTTCTCTGCCCTGTATCCCCTGATGAGTTCCTTCTGGGTATTTAACTGGGCCTTGGCTCTATCGACTGCGGCTTGATGCGCATTTCCCGCCGCATCCTTTAATAATTCAACCTGCTCCGCAAGTGGCACATTAGTATCGCCAATCTTATCTGCAAGTTCGGGATATGCTCTTTTCAATTCTTCAACAGCTGAAGCTAGTTGCTTACTCTGGGTGGCTGTTTTTTCTGTAATATTGGATAGCGACTCATAGTTGCTGATGATGCCTTTTTGGTAAGCAAATTCCTTATTTGCCTCTTTCATATCAGCTATAGCCCTTTCCATATCAGAAAGTTCTTCCTTGGCTTCTTTTGTCTTATTCTTAAATGTAGTAAAAAGCGTAATAAGGCCGGTTATTGCCCCTATTGCTATTCCGACCCAGTTTGCTTTCATAGCGAGCCACAACCTTCTAAATGCTGCAGTCAGACCAGCAACACCAAATGTAAGAGTTTTTACAGCGCCATACTCCTTGATAAACATCCCGGTGAGTCGAACCCCATAAGAAATCCCCGACTTGGTCGTCACCCAATATGCGGCCCACGCCATTGACGCCGCATTAACAACGCGGACTATGCCGTTAAGATTCTTAGCAAGCCCGTTGAGAATTTTCAAAATTGTGTCGTTCCAACTCTGGAAGGTTGAGCTATCGCCAAGACTCATCAAAGCCTGGTCGTAGGCATCTTTTAATTTCTCCCAACGTCCCTTAAGCGTTTTCGCCTGTTCTTCCTGCATTTTGTAGAACATGCCTCCGGCGTTTGTCAGGTCCTCGAATATTTCCTTAATATACTCAAATGGGACGGCCCGCTCGGAGATAAGTTTAAACACATCTGCAGTCGTAGTCCCTTCTCGCCCTAATTCGCGGAATTTTTCAGCAAGAAGCTCCACGAGCGGAATGCCAGCCTCCGTAAATTGCCTCAATTCCTGTCCGCGAAGGACAGACGCTGCTCGCACCTGGCCGTAAGCAAGGATAAGCCTATTCATATCAACGCCAAGACCAGCAGAGATATCAGCAAGGCGCTGGGTGGTGTCGAACAAATTTTCTTGCTCGATACGATAAGCGGCAAGTTGCTTGGTGTATGTTACAAGCTGTCCAATACGGAAGGGGGATTCTTTCGCCGCCTCTACTGTTTTAGCAAAGAGTTCATTTCCGAAATCGGCGTCCTGGAGAAGATGACCAAGGGCAACGCGCTGATACTCCAATTCTCCGGTTACATCGCGCACCTGCTTAACAAATCGGACGAGGGAATGGACAGCATAGAGACCGCTGAAATAACCAGTCAACTGCTTTACGATTCCAGCTTGTTTGTGATAGGCAGAGGTGCTGGCGTCAATACCAGCCTTATATTGCATTTGCTGTAATGTAAGGTCTGCAAGTCTCTTTCTTTGTATCTGAAGTTCGTAGTTGATTTTATTATACTGATCAGAACCGACACTAAGACTAGACAACTTGCTCTTCATGTCGTTTATCTTATAAGACACCTTTGCTATGTTATCTTCAAGGCGCATAGCCGCGACAGTGTTTGCGTTGTAAAACCCCTTAACACGCTGTTCAAGAAGGCCATATGCTTTGGCGAGATTATTGACGGTTGCCGATGTCTTCGTTTTATTGGCTCCTTTTACGACGGCTTCGTCAAAAGCCTTTCGTACACGTTTCAACGCGTGTTCTAATTCGCCAGCGCTCATGGTCGTATCTGTAAGCAGGTTACGAACCGTGTTCATCGAACCACCGCCCATGTCAATTTTTATGCTCAGCGCCTGTCTGCTCAAAACCTTTTCAAGTTTCGGCATCTCTTTCGGAATCTCACGGACAGCCCTGTCAAACGCGCCCTGTATGTCTACATATACCGGTATTTCAACTGCCATATCTTATTCCTCCTTAATCTGTTTTATAATGTGATTCTGAATTTCTTCTGTAGTTTCGGGCTTCTTCCTGGCCACGCCAATTCCGAAGCCTGCGAGGATGCCGCGAATCTCTTCGTCAGAGCGGACAGTGTCTTCCCAGCGAAGTTCCCGCTCGCACTTTTCAAAGTCGTAATCATAGTACCCCTTGTCAAGTAACATCATTGTTACATAGTTTGCGGAATCGAGGTACCAGTACCGAAGCCACGACCAAAAACCGAAGTTTCCGTAGACATGCTTAATCCTCTCGTTATGCTCAGACGCCGCGAATGCGCTCCCTACTTGTTTTCCTCTTTTATCCCCAAAGCGTCCGTCTCCAACATATTCATCACGCTTTCCAGCCGCTCTAGCTGCTGCTTGGCGACTTCGCCAACCGGTCTCATATAAAGCTCGCGTTCCTGCTTTGAGATATCCCAGTTGGCCTTGGAAAAACCCAAGTCGGCGCTGACGACTCCTGCTTCGTTGATTCTAAAGGTAGTTTCGTTGCCACGGAGTTGAAGGATGTGCCATTTTATCCACCATAGCCAGGGGCAGAAGATGGCCCAATTTCCGAGAAGGTAGTAGGCGGCCTTCTTCGAATGGAGAGAAAACAACTTGTGGGTTATTTTCTTTGCCTCTTTCGCAGATACGCCCTGTTTGCCACGGACTTCCAGAACCTGTGCTTCTTGTTCCAGGAGAGCAATGCGCTCTTTGACGGCCTGGGCCACCTGGCGGACCTTATATTTGCGCCGGCCAACCATAACCACGCATGGCGCACCGACAATGGTTTGGTATGCGCCATTCAAAAACTTTTCGCTTGCGGATTTTTCCATATACTTAAATTAAGAAAGGGCGGGCGTAACTGCCCGCCCAGTTCGGTTCGGTTTCAAGACGCGACTAAGCAGCCTTCTCGACAATCATACCGGTTGCGAGGGTCTGGTTGCCTTCGTTGTCGCGGATGTCCAGGTTCTCGGCCAGCACAACGGCGTGGATGCGGTACAGACCGTCAGCCAAGGTAAGGTTGGAGGTAATCTTTGCCTTGGGGTAGATCCAGGCACGGTTCAGTTCGTCGTTCAGAACACCGATAGGACGGGTCATCACGGGAAGAGCAGTGCCAAAGCCAACAGCAGCAACAGTGCCGTCGAACAGGCTAGCGAGAGCGGTGCCAGTGATGTC